TAGGCGGGCCTATGGCCCTAATAGGCGGGCCTATGGCCCTAATAGGCGGGCCTATGGCCCTAATAGGCGGGCCTATGGCCCTAATAGGCGGGCCTATGGCCCTAATAGGCGGGCCTATGGCCCTAATAGGCGGGCCTATGGCCCTAATCCATACAACTGCGACACCATGGAGTCCATCGCCTCCATTTGTTCCTTCATCTTGAGCTCCTTCTTTTCTTTTGCCGACAGAGTCTTCTCCCCCTTCACCACCTTCTTTTTCTTCAGCTCCTTCTGAATGGCCGCCGAAGGCGCATCATACACAAGCACCTCACGGAAAAAGGTTTCACTGTGGTTCAGGGCCCGTAGTAATCCTGCCTGGTCGGCAACAAGCACGGGCGCCGAAGGGACCGCCATACGTGGGACTTCACATAGGATTTGCACTATAAGGATGAGGATGTCATTGCGTCGTTTCGCCGACAGACGCTTATCAGGATTCGCATACAGCTGCATGAGCGCCTGGAACTCCTCCCCCATCTTAATCTTCCCACGTGCGGCAATATCCCTATAGATTTCCGCCGCTATGGCAAGTATGTACATGCCGACCGACTTGCGCTGTCGCTCCTTGAGAGTGGACGGCCCACGGCCCTGGGCACACAGGAACGATTTCATGGATTTCCGTACATGCGCCTCCTCTTCCAGTAGCCATTTGACGAAGAAGAGTGCCTTTTCCGTGGAACCGGCATTGACCGCCGCCACGAACTCATTGCCGGCGCGTAAGGCAATTCGCGCATCCAGGCCCTGTGCCCATACACGGCGCACGAGGGGAGAATCGGGTACTTTGTCAAAGATGGACGAGACCCACGCATCCGTATGTGTTTCTGGGGGGACTCGTGGCCACTTCAGTGCCGGTTTGCGATTACAGAGCCGTGACACGAGTACACACTCGGCCATCATACGTTGGTACTGTGGCTCACGGTAGAAAGTCTCCGCCTCGCCGGCTCGTGCCTTGGCCGCATCCAGGGTGCCGAATTGTCGGCGCAGGAAGAAGAAGATGCGCGGCGAGGCGATTCCTACGTGGTCAATCACGTAGTCCCAGAGGAGCTTCATCCAGTGGTCATAACAGCCGCTGGTTATCAAATCTGCACTATAGTGAAGTGATTTGGCGGTGGACTCGGCACCGGCCTGTTGAAGAGCGACGGTGAGCTGACGGACTACGTCGGCAGCTGGGTAGCCAGCGCGGGTGCGGACTTCCGCGGCGAGGTCAAAGATGTCCTGGTCTGCGTCGTCATCATTGTAGTTTACTGGGTCATCTGAACCAGCGTTAGCGCCTCCTGTTGTGCTTGGGGGTGCGTTTCGTAAATAAGCATAACTGGACCCATACATCCTTGACTATACGAAAGAAAAAGCCGGCGCGCTGCCGTACGCCCCCCCCAGAAAAAATTGAACGATTCATTTCACGAATCGTTGGCATAACAAAGTTATGCCAACCTGCCGGCCGCCGTTCAGAACCAAGTTACACCCATTCAAAGCAACCAATCTCTATAGTGCTTCCACTCCACCCCCAGCAAAATGGCCAAACCGACCGATATTCAACTTCCTCGTAAGTTCATTCGCAATCATCGTGAGCAACATACGAATGGTACCATCTCTGTAATGCGTTTTACAGATAATATAAAAACTATGAAAAAGTCCCTGCTAAATTGTGGTATGTATTATACATATCCAGAAACAAAAAATGAGAATCTGCGTTATTATAAATGGCATAATGACGGTACCTTCGAAATGAAAAAAATATATAAAAAAGGCAAACTACATCACGATGTAGAGTATCATTCAAACGGACAACTCGCATGGTTTGTGAATGATAATAATACAAAAGAACATACATTATATGTCCGCTGGGACGAAGATGGAGAAGTTGATGAAAAAGAGGTATATCATAAAGGAAAAATCGTATCCTATTATGTCAATAAGTAGGGACATGAATATATAATTCGGCGAAGACAAATACCCTCACCCACTTTTTTCACTTCCCCCCCCCAAAAAAAATTGAAATCCGCCAGACGCAATAACATCAAACAACCCCCTATAGTGCTTCCCTTCCTCTTTCAACATGGCGACCCCTCAGACCGATATTGAAATTGACTTGACCCCTGAGAATCCGGACCAGATCTATCGCGATTACTTTACTAAAACTGGTACTCTCTGTGGGCACACTAGTCCAATCAACATTCCAGCGAGTTTCATCTATAGTGAATGGCATCCGAATGGAATTATATGCTCAAAAGAACCTTTTCGCAATGGAAAACGCCATGGTCTACATTACATGTACTCCAGAAACGGGCAACTTGTCCGTGTAGAACACTATAAACATGGACAGCTACATGGACTCATGCTTGAATTTAATGAGAATGGTGATAATATTATTAAAGAATATTATATTCATGGCGCTGAACAATGAATATAATTTAGGAATGCTTCTTCTACTCTTTCATAAAATCCGTATCGTGGACATGGACATAGGGTGCGCACTGGAGTTTCACAACTTGACGCGGAAAATAGAACATTTTTCCTTCAATATACTGGACCGTATCATTCACAACAAAATCAAATTCCATGATTCTCGTTTCACCAAATGAATTTTCCACAGGATTCACGGCAGGACTATCACTATAGTGAATACCGGTAATTGGGGGAATACTTCCAATCCGTTGTACATGCGGTGGGTCAGATGTTTCCGTTTTTACATCTTTTTGTTGTACTGGTTGCGTTGCTTGTTCCGTTCCTGACGTCCCTGACGCGGAACGTGGCACATACTTGCCCACAGGTTTTTCTTCCTTCACAGCGTCCTTTACATCCTTCTTCTCCACCAACTCCTCCTCCTCAGGAAAAACAACCCGCTCTACAGGTACATTGCGCATGGATTCCTCCAACAAACGCTTTCCCAAGGCTTCTAGGCTTTCCTCAGGCTTAGGCTGAGGCTGAGGCTGACCAGGCTGACCCCCCTCCCCATCAAACAATTCAAATTTCCCTATAGTGTAAGCCGTGGTAGTCACATATTTCTTTTCTCTAAAGGACACCTTCTCATCATCACTACTTTCATCTACTATACTCATCTCAGAAGGAATTATATCCACTGTATCTCGTATACTGACATGTGATTGGGACCGCGCACGTGAACGCGCTTCTTGTTCTTGCGCCGATACAGGAATAACCAGGACCGCAATCTCTCGCTCTGGCGGATCCTCCTTTTTCTGTGGCCCATCAATCACGACTTGACTATACGAAGAAGACCGGCGAGTCTTGGGCTGCTCTTCTGAATTCATGCTTCGTGTGCGGCCTCTTGTGTTTCTTTCGTCCCTGGCGCTCATTGCATCCCTTGCGTTCATTCCATTCACTGAACCAAAGCGCGGTGACTCCACTACGGTTTCCAGGCCAAACGTACTATACTCCTTCTCCCGCGGTATCATTGTCGTAAAGAAATTATTTCTATAGTTCTCCCAACTGGTTTCACTAAAGTTATCATCTACACATGATCGCCCCTCACCCCCCTCAGACGGCGGACCACTATATGCGCGCACCGTTGTGCGTACTTTGCCGACTGGTCTCTGCATTATACGTGGTCCATTCATGATTTATAGAAGGAGCTGATGTTATACTAACTACATATCTTCTTTCATGCTGGTTTAGGCGCCTTTGACTCAAGAGCCTAACAGGCTAACAGGCGCCTTCCACCCACCGGTCTAAAGTTTTATTTGAACCTCTATCATAGATTTATCATCCCCTATAACGAAAATGGCCTCTAATTCATCCGATTGGGCACACGAAATCATTCCGCGACTCTGGCTCGGCAACTTCCAGTCCGCGTCCAGCGCCGAATGGCTCAAGGCCCATCAAATCCAGGCCGTCTTCAACTGTACAAAAAACATCCCTTTTGCCCTGGATCCACACATGAACATGTACCGCATCCCAATAGACGACAATCTCCAGGCCGAAGAAATCCGAAACGCACAACTCTGGTCCTTTGAAGCCGTCTACCGATTAGCCACCGAATACAATGCCGGCGCCCATGTCCTCGTCCACTGCCACGCCGGCATGCAACGCTCCGCCGCCATCGTCACCATGTTCATCATTTTCCTCACCCGCTGTAAACCAGACGAGGCCATTGCCTTCATCAAAACCCGCCGACCCATAGCCTTCCTCCACTCCGTCAACTTCTATAATGCAATCGTCGGTTTCCATCAAGACTACATGCGCAACATTACCGAGCGCGGCCTCGTCTTCCAGTTTCCCCCCAAACCAATCGCCTCCCTCCTTGAACCTGGCCCACCACTGCCTGCCCTCAAGAAAACACATACATATTAGCCAAACAATGCGTAAAAAACGAAACAAATATTCCTATAGTGTAAAACAAATGAATTACGCTCACTGGGTCCCTGAACCGAAAATTACACTTGAAGACTGTATGAAAACCCGCAATCTACAGCTCCTAAAGAATTCCAAACTATATCTTGACGGTAAGACATATTATTATGATAAAGGCGACAATAATATTTATACATGCCATCTTGGATTTCTAAGCCCAGAACCAGCACCAATGGACATTTCTATTCGCCTTCGTCGTGAAAATAACCTGAAGGAATGGACTTCGTAAACACCAACCTAAATAATCCCTATTTACCCTTTGGGTAAAATCTGCATAAAGATGCAGCTGTTCTACACTATAGGTATTATTTCTCCTACTTCCCCAAGCAAAAATGTTTCTCCGCATTATTCGCCGCCATACTTACGCAAAAAACCCCTTTGATACGCTCTATATTAGCCTCTATCAGTTACAATATATTACTGTGGATGGGAATCAGCTCCGTATCCATATGGAGAAGCATAACTACATTGATATAACCTGTACAACCGTGAAGGAAACCCTTGAAAAAATGGAGGCGATTCATGAATACGCGGCCCTGGACCCCCTTCTTCGCCAGCCGTATCTCGCGCTCAACAGTATTGAAGACTATGTCCCCAATCACAAGGAAATGAAGTAGGTCGCAACACCTATTGTGCTTTCCCCAGGCACCCACCCTTTTAATTGTACCAGTCATCATCCTCGTCGTCTTCATCATAGACCGTATCATCATCATCCAGACGTTCCTCGTAACGGTCCCGCGCAGGTTCTTGCCATTCAAACGACTCCGTCTTCAAACAGCCCCCCTTCTTATACAAGGAACGTTCGCGAAGTTCACCATTTCGGCCCCACGTATAATAGAATCCGTCGTAGATTTCCGTAAAACGATAGTGCTGTTGAATTGGGATTGAGTTGCTGAGCGGCTCATAACGCTTGAATCCACGGGCCGTGTACTGGATTTTACTGATAGTCCACCGTTCAGGACAATGCTGAATCACGGTGTGAAGTCCCCCAGGAACCGCCGGCAGATGCACCTTTATAGTGCTTCCACCAGCCGCTTGATGAGTATATATACCCACCGCCTCTCCGTTTTCATAGGTCATGGTTTCACTATAGGAAATGTCATACCAACACCCGTGTCTTTTACGATGGTAATCCATCTCTATATAGTAGTCGCCGTGAAGAACACCCGCTTTATAGTGAATTCGCGCAATCATTTTATAAGTATGCTGACGCTCATCATACTTATAATGTACCGCCGGCCCGTCTAACAATCCGTTCTCATCAGTGGAGTACGTCTTCAAGACACCTCCTCGCTCATCCAACACGGTCCACGAGCCCGCCGCCTTGTGTCCGTCCACCCAGTCAAAGCGCGACTCCAGGGCGCCGTTCGCATGGTACGTCTCGTAGGTCCCATCAACTACACCCGCTTTGTAGTTGATACGTTCGCGCACTACCCCAGGCGGATACATGTGGACATACTCCCCCTCCATACGACCATTCACTATAGTGAATTCCTTGGAGCAGCTGTTATGGTGACGCCGATGTTCGCATGATACGAAGTCTGGGTGCACCCGCATACAATCAATGTGGTCACAGTCGTTGAACACACAATTGGTGTGTTCACAATTACCACTGGTTCGCGTGAAAGTATATGTGCCATCACACAGGACACCATCCGCATACCGCAATACACCATAAGGTTCTTTTCTAAAGGTCAATTCCATGGGTCCGTCCACTAGGCCGGCCTTGTACGTACATCGGCCTTTAATGCCGCTATTATCAAGCGCAAAGACGCACTCACACTCAAGGACGCCGGCGTTGTACGAGCACGACCGAATTTCCCTTTTATACTGGTCCCACATACGAGAGGGTCCATCCAGGATATCATCCCTATAGTGTTCCGCCGTGAAGCACGACATGTATCCATTCATTTTGGAATACATATGGCCACGGTCATCGGTATGCCAGTAGATGTGATACGGTCCATCCTTCTTTCCGTCTAACGTCCAATAACAATGGAGGAGACCGTACTTGTAGTCTTCACATATATCCGCCACGACGTTATAGTGTTTCGGCCCAGGGCGGTCAAGGTAGACCAGGGCCGCTTCAGGGAGCGCCCAAATGTCCTGCTTGAGGCGGAGCTCTTCATGGTACACGTGCGCCGGCGAGGGAGCAGCGACCTTGAAGGCTTCCACGTTATAGCGAGGGGGTTTCGGCAGAGCGGCGAGCATTTTCAATTGGGACCTGCTTGTAAGTGAAACGGACAAGTAAAACACTATAGGAGTTAAGTTGAGGTACCTGGCAAGGGTGGGCCGGCGCGGGTTTCAATTTTTCCCAAGACTCTACTCTAACTCATAAAATTGAAACTCTACCAGTTCAACATCCCATGTTAGCTACATAGGTTGTTGAACAAAATGCCCGCCCAATCCCAAGAAGACATTCCTATAGTGCTTACGAAAGATACGGACCCATGGGGAATGACATTATGTTATTTCACATTGGAAATGAATCCGAAACAGATTGAAGGACTCAGACTCAAGAAACATGTTTCAGGTATCATTCTGGAAGAACGATTTTATCGCGCATCAGCCCAACATGGACTCTGGCCAACATACTTTCGTAATGGGATACTTTCCAATCGGTCTACATTGAAGGCCGACGGCTCTCCCACCGGCTACTACATTGGACGAAATGCGAATGATACATTGAGTTCTGCCTGGAAAGAGGACTAAGACGCATTTCCTATAGTGCTTTGACCCAATAAAAAATCCCCCACCGTTTTTCCTTTCAAATTTTTGACCCCCCCCAAAAAAATTGAACCACTGGCGCGGCGCCTTACAGAGGTACGTTATAAAATAGTGTGTCTTGAATACCGAATAACTCGTTCAAAATGCTCCCTCGTCGTTATGAAGTCTATTGCCGCGAAACCTTCACCCCCAATGTTGAAATCGTGGGGAAGTTCAAGAGCATGGAAGATTGTATCAAGTGTATGAATAGAACTTACCGTTCCATGAATAACAGCAACCCAAAACATTTCTTGGCCGAGGTCGCTGAGGGCGATTATACGAAAATTTACACGTTCCACGTGTACGACAGTGTCTCCCAAGAAAAATATCTATATATGAAGAACAATAGTAAGATGGAACTCGTCCATATTTAGACATGGATAATAAGAATCCGTTGCTGGCCTGTAGGGCCAGAAGGATATTTTTCTTTGGCGCAGAAAAATTGAACGATTCGTTTCACGAATCTTTGGCACAACTCAAAGTTATGCGAACCCCTCCCCCCACCGCCCACATAAGCAACATCCCTATAATTCACACCAGAGGAAATGGATTATCGTGCTGCCATCATTGACGCCCTGGATACGCTGCGGAAACGCGATGTGGCCGACAAACAGCCGTTCAAGGCAAAGGCTTACCAAAAGGTCATCCAGCAACTCCAGGCGGGTGCTGATGCGAAGCCTTCAATTAGTTCTTGGGAGGACTTAAAGGGGATCCAAGGGATTGGTGATAAAATCCGAGCTAAGATTGACGAAATCTTTGCCACGGGCGTACTTGCCTCCGCGGAACGAACCAAGGCATCAGGTACCCTCTCAGCCCTGGAAACCTTCCAGGGGATTTACGGAATCGGCCCCGCCAAAGCATCGGCCCTTGTCAAGGCAGGCTATAAGACGATTACAGACCTGAGAACCGCAGTAAGTAAAGACCCTTCTCTTCTCAACACCAACCAGACACTTGGCCTCAAATACTATGAAGACCTCCTGGAACGCATCCCCAGAGCCGAAATGGACCAACATGCCGCCCTCCTCTCTAAAGCATGTCCAGCCGCTTTGACCATGGACATTGTCGGTTCCTACCGCCGTGGTGCAGCCTCCAGTGGCGACATTGATGTGCTCCTGAAAGCGGAAGGAAAACAATCTGCCTCTGCATTCAAAAAGATGATTGAAAATATCCAAAATACATACCCTATAGTGGAAATCCTGGCACTCGGCCCCAAGAAATGTATGGCAATCATCAAACTCACCACTACAGCCACTGCCCGCCGACTGGACCTCCTCCTTACACCCGCCGCCGAATACCCCTATGCCCTCTTCTACTTCACCGGCTCCGATAAGTTCAACGTGGCCGTCCGTAGCCACGCCCTGGAACTCGGCTATTCGCTCAACGAACATACCCTCTCAGTGGTTGAGCCATCTATGCCCGCTCCCCCGCCCGTGGAAACTGAAGAGGACATCTTCTCCTTCCTCGGCCTCAAATACATCCCTCCCACGGAACGTGTGGACGAAAAACAAGTGATTGAGGAATAAATAACCCCTGCTGGCCTATACGGCCATCCCCGCTTTGCGGGGTAGTGCTACACTATAGAGATTATCTTTGATGTTATTAAAAAATTGATAATTATTTTTCTTAACATAAATAAATTATAATAATTATTTAAAAATGGATGTTTCTTACGAAAATTTTAGCGATAGCTATACATTAAATTATGAAATAGTTGGTGATAGCGATTTTAAAAAAGATGAATTAAATTGTTTTAATCCATATGATTTTAAAAATAAACTTTTAGAAAAACGTAAAGATAGATGGTGTATTTATTATGAACGTTGTGGTACTACACTTCCATATTATTATCTATTTATTGATAATCATGGTGAAATTTATTGTAGAATATTAGGATATAATTTTACACAAGACAGTCAATACTTCCCAGCATTAGAATCAAACTATAAATATCGTTTAACAAATGAAATGATTAAAAATATTAAAAAAAAATTAAATCATTCATGGGAACATTCTCAATTAATTTCTCCTAAAGATGGAGGTTATGACTTTTCAAATTCAAATTTAAGAATACTTTTAGATACATATCAAAAAAATGCGGAAGATTCTTATAAGATAATTAACTTACAATATATCAATGATAAATTAATTAAAGAAAATAATGAATTGAAATTAATGATTGAAAATTTGAATAAAGAAAATAATACATTAAAAGATAAAAATAATCATTTAATTTGGAATTTGATTTAATCCACGCTCAAACCAACTCCACAAACTTATCGGCCTCATACCCTTCTACCCCATAATTATTTACCCCAAACCACGCCTTACTCTCACGGTCATGAGTAAAACCCGTCATATTAACACGTGAATCGCCCATAAGATATACACTATAGGATTGATATGTGTGAAAATACCCGTCGGTCATAATCACAAGCGGCTCCTTTTTTTCATAGGCAGCATTCAGCGACTTATGTGCATACATTTCCCGCTCCAGCCACTGCTGGTCCTTCGTGCGATAGAACTCCAGGTCGGCAAGCGTGAACGCCTTCCCAGTATTGTAATAGACCCCATCCAGATTCCGTTCACATACATGGGGTAGACTAATGCCACGCACCGAAAAGCCGTACCCATTCCCCTGATCCTTATAGTTCTTCGCCAACTTGTTCGCAATATGGACATTTGTCAGGCCTTCCCCATGGACGAGCCCATACATCGCCGTCAGATTATCCGTAGCCCCATACTCAAACCGACCCCCTGGGAGCTTCCCCGCGGAGTTCACCTCCTCATGCCCTGGTACCCACCAAACGACATCGTAATTCCGCGACGCCCAACGGAAAAAAGGTGCGGCCGCTGGCGAACGCGGATGAATAATGTTTCCACACAGCGCGAGATACGGTGCCACTGGTCGCAGCAAGTCCGCCGCCGCCGAGCCGTTCTTTAAGCCCCGCGCCAGACCCGAAGCATACTGAATACGAATCGCATTTTTCGCATAAGGACTCATCTTCAAACCTACGTTAGGTATAGAAGCCGGCGTTTAGATATCCGAAAAATGAAGCAGAAAAAAAGGGTGTTAAGTGCACAGGGAAATACGGCCGAAGCAAAAGAAGATTATGAAATATTTGAACTAACAAATCCTATGGTGCGTACCCCACTTGAAACTATACAGGAAGAAGAACCGGCACCGCCCGTACAACCAATCCCCCTTCGCATCACTACACCGCAGAAACCGTCACTGAAAGCCGTTGTCCTGGACAATGACGAAACCACGGGCTCCTACGGCCTCATCTTCAGCCTTCTCACCCACCTCCGCAATGTCCCCTCCCTCACCGACGAAGACGTCGCCAAAATCTACGAACGACTCGCCTTCTGCATGGACTACTACGACCTCTTCCGCCCCCACATGAAAGATTTTATTCAAACCCTGGACGGACTTCAAACGGAAAACTTCATTGATTCGGTCATCATGTACACAAATCAAACCGACGAACTGGAAGCACGCCAGCCCCACATCACCGAAGCACATCAATTCTCCATCAAAGCACTTCTCTATAGTGTTCCCCTCACAATCGCCTACTTGATGAACGAGTCCTACGGCTTCATCGTCTTTGACCGTATCCTGAGCCGTCCCCCACTCTTGCGAGGCGTACGACACACTGCCTGTCCAAAGAGCTTCAGTCGTATCCTGGACTTCTACCCTGAACATCAGCGCTCCACCGAGAAAATCCTCTTCGTAGACGACAACGCGAGCCCAGAGTTCATAACGGCATGTCCCAAGACCAAAACACATCTACATTCCTATGTTCGTATCCAACCCTATGTCCGTATCCTGGCCGATGTTGAACTGGAGGCAATCCTCGCCGATGTCCTACATGGCATGTCCATCCCACCGACCACCCTCCAGGCAATCAAAGAGCAATATCGCCGCCACGCCCCCCTGGAACGAATCGCCCAAAATAACACGGAGGATAATTCCCTGGAATCCCTGCGCCTTGCCATCATTGAGTTTTATGCGACATAGAATCATTATAATATCTGTTTATTTTGAAAATAAACTCATGTCCCCCCAGTCTTCATCTATAATAAGCGGTTTTTTTTCACCATTGTATACCTCAAGAAGATACCCTATAGTGTCACTATAGGGCATGTTAATTATGTTCTCCAAATGTTGTTCTTTCTTATATAAAAGTTTCCATAAGTTGGATACAATGTGAATCTGAAATAAATTATCAAATGTCGTGTATTCTTTTGCCGATGTAAATTGTGGACCTACCGGTTTCCATGTACATTCTTCAACTGGATGTAGTATATGTAATTGAATGTAATTTAGAATATAGGCAATTACTTCATCAAAATTAAAACGGTATTTTTTTAGAGGGAGTTTCCGTTTTAGTTCCTCCACTGCTTGGAAAAAACCTCCAGGGCATGTGATTGGATTCGGCAGAAATTTCCATTGTGGCGTGGGCGCATCATACGGTGCCATTGGATTTTGATTGCTGGTTTTTCTCAAACCACATAAGTCAATGTAGATGTGCGCCAAATCAATGTTGATATCATATGTCGGATAATTTTTATCAACGGTCTCAACCATAATTCCATTTTCTATAGTTATAATAAGTCTTTCCATTAGTTTTATATATTTTTGCTTGCGTTGATTCCAGTTCATTACTTCATTAAAATCAAGAATTGTCATAAGTTCCTTCCCCTTATTTCCATTCAATACATACTCAATATCTCGCGGCGCAAATCCAGCGCCAGCAATTATAAAGAAGGAAGCCATCATATTTCTGTAAAAACGATACGCCACACCACCTATAGTACAATAATTGAGAGTTTCATTTGGAAATTTATGGAGTGTAGCTCCTTTTAATAAATCAAGCGTAATTACATTCTCTGTTTCAATCGCTCCAAAATAAAGATATGGTGGTAATAAATGATTTGGTTTATAGTTATCAATAGATTTTATTAGTTTATTTAGTTTCTTTTCTATATTTTCATTTATAATCCCAGTATCAGTTCTACGACCATATACACGCTCCATAATAATATAACAATGACTTGCCCCTTCTTCATTTGGTAATTTTGTTAAAGTATTCCCATTATAAATACCATAATTAAAAAGAAGCGGTTTCACTATAGATATGGAGAGCGGAGTTAATAAATGATTACAAGAGTTGTAAATTTGCTTATGCATCGTATATTCTTGTATCCATGATTCACACTTTCTTTTCTTTCTTGTTTTTATGGGTTTTTCTGATATTTTTTTTTTAATTACAGGAATCGTACTCTCAAGAGTATTTATAATATTAGTTACTTCTACAACTTCAAGAGGTATAGTACTATTTGATGGTACATTTAGGTTTATATTGTTATTTATAATATTTGTATTATTTACATCATTTGTAATTTTATGCTGTTTTAATACATAGCGTCCATTATAACCAGGAAGAATATAAACAAAACCATATGACCCATTTCCTAAATATTCATCTACTCCATAATGTAATAAATCCGGAAATTGTGTTATATCCTTTATATTTCTTCTTTTATATGTTTTTCTTTTAAGATTCCTTTTCAAACATTTTCGCGTACGACAATTCATCTATATTAATTCACATAAAATATAAATTAATATAAATTAATACATTCTAATACTTCCACACCTTTAGTACAGCCGTTGCCTCACATCCAGCCTTCAGCGGCAGATTCACATATGCCCGCCGACCATACCGCACAAAGTCCGCCTTCCCAGACCACGCCTCATCCCGCTTAATCCACGCATCCACGCGCTCCTTCATTGCGACATACCCTGGCTCCGTGTCGGCAATACCCAGGTCCAGGATTTTTCTTAAGAGTGTCACCCCCTCTTTCAACCGCTCGGCCACTGGTTTTACCTGTGCGGATCCCATTACTTTAACATTTTTTTTACCAAGCGGTTGTTCTAAAACCGATCCACTCAAATCCATTCTCTGATGGCATCATATTCATGTGCCTTTAGATAGTAGAGGTTAATTATACTATTTACACATATAAAATATGTAATTAGATTATTATTCTTTTTAGGCCTAAAAAATTGTTAATGCCTAAATATATAATGAAAATCCCAAAACGAATTTTCCAGATTGCTCTTGGAGATGAATATATTCAGAAAATACCGCGTACTATGTTAAAAGATACAATCCTTAAAAAAAATCCAGATTATATTTACGAACTTTTAACTGATATAGAATGTATATCATTAATACAAACACATTATCCAGAATATATGGATTTGTATAATCGTCTAGAAAGACCACAATATAAATCCGACTTGGTGCGGTATTTATCTCTTCATAAAGATGGAGGATTCTATGTTGATATTGACCTCCTTCCTTTAGTGGGATTCGACGCATTTGCATCCGATTTTTCTTCTTTTTTTACAATTGGTGCACATCATAACGGAAAATTGGAAATGGCAAACGGATTTATTGGAAGTGTTCCTGGAAATTCGCTTTTCATTACACTTGTAAATATAATGCGCGATGAACCAAATCCTCAAGATTATGGTATGAATGTAAAACGCATGTATCATGTTCTAAATCACACAATCGGTGTTCAGGAATATACAAAAGTAAATGACACATATTTCTTACGCGAACAATATTCGTCTCTTGGTTTTTATATTATCAATATTGCACAGAATGATACAATATGTATATCAAATTGTTCAGGCTATCCCTATAGTGTTACAAATGTACTAAAATTTCTTGAATAAATTGTTTTTTCAACATAGTCTAAAGGATATCCCGTTAAATATAACTATACAATAATGTTATATTTAACATATAATAATAAAGATCATACAGATGGGGCTGGTTCGCAAATACAACGTATAATAAGTATTTATATGATTGCAAAATATTATAACTTGGGCTACATCCATTCGCCATTATATAAAATGGATTATCAGGGACTAAACTGTTTGGAAAATAATAAAGAAGATAATAAGCAATTAAATGATTATAATAATTTAATTAATTTACCGAGCGACACAATTTCAAAAATAGATGAAGTTTATACTATTAAAATGATAAATCAAGACATATTAAATCATTTTAAAAATACAAATAAAAACGTTATTCTAATAATTACATATGGCAGTTTGGTAGATATGAATCCTCTAATTATTAAACCTATAGTTAATTTCCCATGGATCCAAACTACTAAAAATAATATATTAAATGTTGCTATTCATATTCGTAGAGGAGAACTTTTTGTGGTTGATAGTGATCGTATGTTACCTAATTCCTATTATGTAGAATGTATGAAAGCATTGAACACTGTTTTAACTAAAAATAATATAGAATATAAATTCCATTTACATACAGAAGTTGTATCAAAATCAGTCAATATTACCCCATCACACCATGGAATTATAAATCGTATTACTAAAAATATAAAATTAAGCCCAGAAGATAACCATTTAGAAGATTTTTCTGAATTTAATAATATTGAATATCATATTAATGAATATCCGGTTGATACATTTAAACAATTAACAAATTCCGATATTCTAATTGCAAGTCGTTCTTCATTTAGCTATGTAAGTTCTATGATTAAAAAGAAAGGAGTTGTCCTCTTTCATCCTTTTTGGCATGCATTAAGTAATGAATGGATTCCTGTAAAAGAAGCATCCGATATTTATAATAATGAAGAGTTAATACTTAAAAAACTTTCATAATTTAGATAACATATATTTATAACACATATTTATATATATGTTATAGATTTAGTAATCAAACAACAGCGACCCAGTTCCACCATATACATTGAACACATTCAAACCCTCCGCATGGACATAGACATTGTAATTTGGTACAGGCCCACGGAGCCCTGACGGCAACTGCTCCTGCGCCAACTCCAGATTCAGACGCTTCGTCGTCATCTTATTGAAATTCGCCTCTCCCACTGCCTCAAGACCTGCCTCACGGTCTTCACCGAGGCCAAAGGGTATACAATAATAATAGCGATTCACCCACGGCGTCTTCGTATGTTCCAAGGACGGGAGTAGAGAACGATACAAGGCCGGATTCAGCGTCTTCGTCTTCGTATATTTCCCCTCATACACCAGCTCAATGCTCGCAACCGGTTCACTCTCCAACTGCGAGTACCCTGGAATCAGGAATCCTGGCTGGTCATAGACCAAACCTGAGGCATCAGGCCACCACAAGCCCTTGCCGGCATTGGGCCCTGAAATATCATACCGCACCAACTCACGTGATCCCTGGAAATGCATGTTATAGGCCGCCGCATCCACGCGCTGGAGCGAGAAGAAGAGATTTCGCACTGGGTTATTAAATGGAATCTCTACACTCACGTAGCGGTTTCCCTTGGTCTGCACTATAGGAAGTGTCGTGTATTGGACAATGGGATATTCTAGGAGACCATTGCGCCAGGCATAGGCCTCCAGTTTGTCTACATACACATATTCCACCATGAGGTACGTGTCGCCGAGCTTGAAGTTGCCGGCGCCGAGATTCCCCACCACCGCCGCGCCTGAGACATCGGCGCCTGACACGTCGCCGGCATAGAGGGGTACATCCAGGGCACAATTCCCGCCTGACCCGTAGGTCGTGGCGGCGCCGGTTTCGGTGGCGGCGGATGCGAGGACCTCTCCTGAAATGGTAAAGGGTGTGGCGTCGGTCGCAATCATGCCGGCTAGGGATCGGCACTGGACGGACACCTGGACACGCGAGGCGCTCAGGGCGTCCAGAGGTAAGAAGGTCCGCTCATCGCCTCGCACACACCAGAAGGGAAGGGGGACGGCGACTGTCTCACCAGCGGCGCCAGCAGCGGCGGAGCCTAATCCAAACATCCCAGGATAGAACCCGTGGTCCGCCCGCAGGACCATCTCATTCACAAGCGGCACCTGTTCAATGGGTGTGTAATACTCGTCCAGCGTTTCCAGGAGCCGACTATTCAGCCGGTCAAAAGCAGTATTCCCTATAGTGAGTTCCGCCGATTCCACAAGGGCATGGCCCGCACTATTCGTATAACCGACCCGTGGGCCAATAAAGCTTCTGTTTAGAGTTTGAGCCGTTGCCACTGCCTGTGCCACGGTTGATCCAAAGCTCGGCAGCGTAGATACGAAATAAATGCGGCTCAATAGCTCCCCTGCAACGGGAATTGACGCTGTCGCCTTTACACCAAACGCCGGCGTCGTGTCAAAATCCACACGTCGCCACTGTGTCGTATACCGGCCCGTGCGATCCAGACGCCGCTGATACCAGGGCAGCGCCGCCCCCACTAATCGTTCGTCTTGCGCACCATTATGTAATATCCGGTGTAGCCCCGCAGACATAATACCTATAGTGCGTATATATAAAGATTTACATAGGTTTTTACACAATACAAGAATGGATGGCCCGCCTCATTCATGTTTTCGTTGTTTCTTAACAGTTCACATAAAAGAAAATATTTATTACTGTCTTTTATGTAGTCGGTACTTTTTCATGCGACGGCTTTTGATATGCGGTAGGTGTCACAAAGAGGGGTGCGAAGCACATCATGATGTGAAACCTGCCGTATTTATGGAGGCATACCACTTGGATGATTATACGTTGGATTAAGCACACGCTTCGCTATTCCTACGCTTATGCTGGTGCTGGTGCTGGTCCCACGTCATGAATATTACGCTGACGCTACATATTACACGCTTCGCTATTCCTACGCTGGTCCCACGTCATGAATCCGCAACATCACATTTTGCGTAGGAATATGAATCGTTCGCCCATTGAGGACCGTCGTATATCCATCCAGAGTCATAGGAATAATGAAATACCCCTCTTTTTCAGCACCCCAAACATCCGAATGGGATACTGGCGGATAAACATGCGCATTCTTACACCGAGTACACCCACAATCTTCCACGATAGGTGTGGTGGCATTTGGACCATCAACATCAACCCCTATAGTGCTTTCCTTTGTATCTTTCTGAAGAACCGCCTCTACATAACTCTTCACAGCCTTTTCTTCCACGACTTTCATACGACTCTCCTGAATCACTTCATCCGCCTTTTCCTTCAGCACAGCAGCCTTCACATCCTCCACAAAACGATGGATACGCGCCACATATTCAGGCACAGTCTTTCGTTCCTTATACTTTGGCAAAAACTTCAAGAAATCATCATATGGCGTTCCAAAGAGAAGACCGAAACAAGTCAGCCGGTCCCACATGTCAAGGTCCATTGCTTTTTTACATTTGATATTATGTTCCAACAATAGATTACGTTTCTTGAACACCGCGCCGCAACCCATACATAGGCATGACGCCTTCTTCATATCTTCACGCACATACTGAATCATCATGTACCATGTACGGTCATCTGGTTTCATTGACTCATACGCTTTAGGAAATGCCTGGCACATTCTATAGTGATGGTTGAGCTGATGTCTTGAAATACATGTCTTCTTACATGCAAAACATGTACGGTCGTCTTCTTTTACTGGGGTTGGCCCATTTGATTTAATAAGTTCTTCTTTCTTTTCTTCCGTAAGTTCATTGCGCGGTACTGTCTTTACAAGATATTCAGGACGTGTGTCCTTCTTTGGCTCAGGCTTTGACTCAGCCTTCACTTTCTTCTTCTTTTCCTTTTTCGGTTTTGGTTCATCTGCAGGCGCAGGCTCAGGCTTAACAACATCCTCTTCTTTCACTATAGGAGTGGGTTCTATCACTTCTTGTGTAGGGGTCTCCTTCTTTCCACGCCGACCACGACGGCGACGCTTCTTTGGTTCTTCTGACTGGACATTTGTTTTGACATCTGGTTCCGCTTCTTGTGCTTCTTCTACATCAACATTTTCCTCAAGATTTGATTCCTGAACAATTTGGTCTTGGATTTGGTCTTGGTCTTTATTCGGAACTATAGGATAGTCAGGTACATCAGATTCCGCATCTGATTCTACATCAGAAACATCATACTCACGATATGTGATCTGTTTCCCTGGCTGATTACCCATCATATTCTTATAAAGTCTAATTATATAAGAATACGTAAACTTTCTTTATGCCCCAGACTCTTATGTTCTTACGAGCTGGCTCATTCTGGCGAACTCACGCGCTCTTAATCACTCCGTTCTTAAGAACTGGCTCATTCTTACGAATTCGCGCGTTCATACTCGCTTTGCTCCTATGAACTAAATAGCCGATTCACAATTCCATTCTCAAACCGCAACCAATTCAAGCAATGCGCATACACCACCACTTCCCACTCCACAGAACTACCAGGTGCCCCAACCCCTATAGTGCTTGCTTGTGGAGGGGCCACGGTCAGAACCAATTTGACATCGGATGCTCGGCTCATGTTAACATGCCCACTCGGCTGGCGACGGCCAGGAGCTTCGGCAAATGTATATCCATAAATGTACTGAACATAGGATGTATACCCACCCTTATGATGTTGCGCCAGGGTACGACGAAAGTACTCTTCCCCATCTTCCACCACTGGTTGCCCATTTATATATAATGCCCCACGTACCATCAATGGTCCCGCAGGATTATACACGGCATCCTGCTGATACCACGGCACTGAGCTGTAGTTCGTCCACTCATTCAGCTCCACCGCCGCCCGCCGGCGCACAAACCAAAACAGCTCCTCACATGGATGATTGAGTTCCAGAGGCAACTGAATCGTAATATCATCCGCCGTCTTCATAACAGCATACCGCAACGGCTCTTGAAAGCGGAACCCGTAGACTTCCCTATAGAGTTTTTCATAAGGAGACCGCAAGAGGGCATTCCGTAGTTTCCCTGTGGTGTAGGCACTATAGGTAATGAGGGAAATACGCTTTGGTTGTGGCGGCTGGAGCGCCGTCGTGAAGCTGAAACCGGATACGTCTGGGAGGTTGTATTGTTTGAAGGCAAAGGTCTTGCCAAGGGGCGTGTCCGTACATGACGCCTTTGAGCCATCAGTCCGTTGGACAAGTTCGTGGAAGGGGCGGAACTTCACCACGACGCGCACGGACCCGTCACGCGCAGAGGCAAGCGGCCACGCGGCGGAGCGACGGGCACGGCCAAAGCTGAAGGGAAGGACACAGGACAGACGACCATTCAGTGTGGGCCAAATACGAGGCTGGTCCATAGACGACGCGGGAAATACACCGAGTCCGTCCGTACTCACACCGTATTGTGTGTTCCGTGAGGGATAGAGTGAGGCGTAGGTATAGCAATAATCGCCGTCAATGCGCTCCAGCTCGTATTCCTCCACTTGGAGGGAGGCCCATTCAATCAAGGCTGTGCCCATGGAATTGACATAGGTCCAGGGGAGTTCGCCTGAGTTGTCCATGTAGACAAGCTGACCAGTATTCAGACCGGCGCGAATGTATTCTGGAAGCCAATGTTCCAGTTCAACATTGACATAGGCCTGCATAAGGAGGTCGCCACAAGCGCGGCTATCAATGTCAAATGTAGCAGTTCCGCCGAAGACCTGGGAACCACGCGCCACCGTCTCGTCTACCGATGTACTAAAGGGAAGGGAGCGCGCCGACTTCACCTCGGGCGAAAAAAGGGATGTCTGTATGTCGGCGGGGAAAATGTAGTCATCCAGTTCCCCACGGTCTATTGCGTCTATTACAGTTGTCTTATCGGCCAATGGTACCTTACAATTAAAATTCATGGGAGCGGCGGGAGCCTATATACCTGCTATAGATGCGGGTCTTTTTTGGGGTGGGATTTGGACGCCTTCACGCCAGCTCAAGTCTTGATAGGCAGACCCTCGCTTACGCTTATGTCTTGAGCCACCTGCACAGTCCACATGACCTCTGCGACCGCCGCAACTGTGTCTGGATTTCCTTGTTCAACTCCGTATTCAAGTCCAAATATTCTTTCTGCACATCCAAATATTCCGCCATGTAATCATTCTTCCGCTGTTCCAAATTCTCTATAGTGCAAGACCCCATGTCCTCCATGAGAATCACCGAATTGGTATCATCAAACTCTGACCGAAGCCGGTCCAACGCTGCATACACGATACAGAGCCGATGTTTGACAAGATTCTCCTTAATCCCAATCTTCTTCACCTCCGTGAAAATGTTCGTACTATAAAGCACAGGAAACCGACACCGCACCGACTCAGGCACAATAAACTGGTTGTTGTCCTTAATCTCGGTCACCTTCCCCTCCACATCTTCCACAACTCCTATAGTGTCCGTATCGTTGAAAAACAAGGTCTTACCTGAATAAAACTCACATTGGGTCTGTAGCTTGTCAAACTGATATGCCGTCGTCTTATGCGCCTCCGTCTTCGCATCCAACTTCAAATAACTCACAAGGCCGAGGATAAACGTATTCAAGGCACCGAACCCACTCACAATCAAATGCCCAAAGCTAATTGAATCTAGAGCTAAACTCAGAACGGTCAGAAGTGAGCTCACAAAAATCGTGGGAAACATGAGTAAATACAGACTCTGCTCACAATGGGTCTTGGCCTCAATATAAATGATCTTCTGACCACGTAAGTACGATGCAATAATATCAAGCGCAGCGGACTTATTATTTTGAACATCCACAAAGACTTTCTCAATTTCGTCCTTGAATTGACGAAACATCTTGAACTCATTGTAATATGAGCCGTAAATCACTTTCGGCGGTGGCGACCCTAGGCCCTGTAAGGCATGTATGTCGGCTTGTGTAAGTGGGGGCGGTGGTGGTGGTAGTCCTGGTGCTGGCTGAACTAGTTTCTCTTCACTCGCAACGGACGCAGAATCAGATGAAGACTGGGCCATTGTTTGATACCGACTATCCAACGCTGACGGAAATTCCGATGTTGTTTCATTAAGTAAAGCAGTCCCATCTGCCGTTAAGCCCATTTGAATACGGATGTCTTTTGGGTCAAGCCCTTGTGCTTGCCCTTGCGCTGGCGCTGGTTTATCTATAGGAATTATCCGTTTCGCAGGACCGGACGATGCTCGTTGTCCCAACAGCGAACGCTGGCCAATTATACTCCGTTGCCCAATTCCAGCCCGTGGACTCTTTGGACTCTGTTCTTTATTCATTATAAGAATCAATTCCCTATAGTGAATACTTTTATAAATTACTCATTGAATTACGCCTCCGCTAATTCAAGAAGGCTGGTGCCATCCTAATTTAAAAAGGCTAAGCCCCCGCGACCCTTCTCCACCGCATAATACGCAGTGGCCATCAGGACAATATCATACGCCGTCACTTTCCAATTGTTGTAAAAGTCGCGCTCTATATCCTCCAACGTCACGCGCACATTCGGCTCCACCGCTTCACTATAGTTCAAACCCGCGGGAGGTACATAGGTCTGCGCCGGTGCACGTCTGCCGAAAGCCGATGGACGGCCGGCAGCATGGCCAGCGCCCAGACCATAATTCTGAATAAAGAACTTCGCCTCGCTGGTATACTCGGCATGTGCATGCTGGGTTAACTTATTCAGAACTAATGGACCCCACGATTGGTCCCGCACCGTAGAACCGTACGCCGACTGTAGACCGGCAATAAAGAATCCCCCAGAATTGTCGTAGGCAGTTCGCCGATTCAGTTCCAGGCTCCGAGCGGACCGTATACAGTGTAGAATCCGGTCCACATGATAAATGCCGTCATAATTCACCACCGCCGCAGGCACAGTCGGTGGCACCGCATCATACGACGCGTAGGTCGCCGGCCCGAAGTTGAAATGGTTATAGGAAATGTACCGCCGATAAGGAATCAGGAAATTCGCTCCCGCCAACGCCTCACGGTCGTCATTGGACAAGTAGACCTGAGTCATCTCTATAGTGATAGACGGTGGGTCCAGGTCATGGAGGGGGAGTGGTGTGAAAGTTCCTGAAGCATCTGCACCAGCGTAAGCGGTTTGCCAAGCAAAGCTGGGCACTAACCACGGTTTCGGCTTCGGCTGCGAGGGGTCCGTGGAAATCACCAGGTCTTCCAGTGCTCGCAATGTTAGCCGGACTCGGAATCGCTGCCCTCGCAATGCCACAAGAGGAAAGTTCCGTATGAAGGGGAGTTCTAAGATGTATTCACGGTCTGGGTCCACAGAACGCTGGACCTTCAGAGCGTCAGTCTCGTCATATACACCGGTCAGCGAATCTGTCAAATGGTGTGCACTATAGGAATTGGTATGACGGGACGACACATAGAGGGCGTCGCCGGCTACTTCCTGTAGTGTTATGTTATCTTGAAGGATTTCAATCTTCTCAAAGAGCATGTACGCAATGGCGGAAGTGTAGCCGTAAGCTGTCGCGCCGGCAATAGTACTTAAGTCTACGCCTGAGCCTGAAGCATCACGGACTAAACCCCGCTTCACAGCCGCTCTGTAGGCGGGCGGGACCCAGCTGGGGAGCTTGACGCGTATGTAGGCCTCTTGGAGGATGTCCCCGTATACGTCCAGGTCAATGTTCAGGACTCTGCTAAATCCAGCGGCGTTATACGGTCGCACAACGCGGGTTTCCGTACTCACCGCCGCATATTTTTCATAACTCCAACTGAAGGGATTCGCCGCGGTGCTGGAATCTTCAAAGAAATAGGAGTCTTTTACACCACGGGCGACCAGCTCATAGAGTGCGCCTCCATTATTGGTCTGTAAGGCCATACCTACTTAGATGTGGGAGACGGATGGCAGTTGTTAAGCGCATATCCTACAGTGTTTTCTTTGGACCGATACTATAGGGATTATTCTTATAGTAAGAATGGGATTTGGTCGTTGGGGAATGCGTCATCCAAAAACATTTATGGGTTGGCAAATACCAGCAACTACAGGTTCACAATCTTTTTATTCAATATATTATTCAAATTATGTTGTTTTTTTAGATAATTTAACAGGGCGTATTTGGAGAATTAATTTAAATAATTATATTGAAAGTAATGCAAATACATATGGTACAATTGATACTGCGCGACCAACAACAACTACTGGTTTAACTTCAGTAGACGGAGTTGAATATCAAAAAATTGGTACAAATGATTATTTAATTTATTTTATTCAACGTGATACATCTGCTTTAAGAATTTATATTTATCGTGATAATAATGGAACACTTAGTCTTGATAAAAATAATGTACAAATTTCAAGTACACCTGGAAGAACAACATTTAAGGTTGCAAATAAAATATATTCCGTATTGATAATATCAACTACGGATTCATCAAATTCTATTTATCGTATTGATTATACTCAAGGGCAGGCTGGAAATCCTACATTTACAAAAATAACACCTACAAATCCGAATACACAAACAATCTCTACACAACAAGTTGAATATGCAATTGCTGATGAAACAAATAGTCGTCTTTTTTTTATTACAAATAATCGTGTTCATTGTTGTACATATACACTTGATGGAAGTAATCAAATAAATGCAATTACAATTGTTAATACATTTCCAGGAGCAAGTAATAATGTAAGAAATCCATTTATATATAACAATAATTTATATGCTGTATATTCAAATTCAACTATTTATGTTGCAGATTATTCTGGGGGTGCAACCCCAACAAATTATAAGCTAACATTTACAATACCAAGTCCTGCAATAACTTATACATCAGAAGAAATATATCATGCATATAATACAACATATTTAAATCCTACATTTACATTGACAGCAACTTCATTGGGAGATGTTGTTCAGGTAAACGGTACTTTATATGCTGGAGCAAATGATACAAGTGCATCAAATTCTGTTTATTTTCAAATAAGTAATAATATTTTTACGAAAACAGCAGATTATACAATAACTGCATCAGATATTATATATATAATAAGAGCAAATCGTCCTGGTTCATCTGTTGCCCAACAAATTCGTGGATTAATATATGATAATATAAATAATATTATTATTGGTGGTTTTTTAACTAGTACAGATGGATTTGCTTATTTAAAACTTACAAATCGCGCATAACTCTCTCCACCAATTCCCCTACCCTCACTCCCTCCTTTTCCGTGCTACTAAACTGCCCCAGCAATTCTACATACCCAATCGCCTCCAGATACTTCACCAACATACCCCAACTAAGTACATAGTCTGCTCCCTCCAACATACATCCAAGGACCAGTTCTTGGAACCAATCTGCCCGCCGACAATCGGCTACCGCTTCTAACTCCTGAGACCGATAACATACCTTCCAGACAAAGCGACACACCTCCAACATCTGGTCGCGCCGTAGCCCGTCAAAGATACGGAACTCCAGGCCGTGGTTCCAATGTTTCTTATAGTTAATGTCCAGGCCATGATTCTCTAGACGCACATACGCTGTCCGTTTATAGAACTCCTCATACCAGGCCGGCTCAGAGCCGAAGACGTCATGGGATGTTGCTACCCCTGGAGAACTATAGCCTAATCCAGAAACATCATATGTTAGAATCTTTCCCTCTGGCATCGCCTCAGTCGGATAATTACACATGCCGACATAGCGACTTACCCCTAACCGTTGCGATGTAGGCGAGAACCGCGACCGTTCATCTACATAACTCGCAAATGGGTCGCCTGCACCATACGCAACAGCCAGTAGCGGCTCAAACCACTGGAAATAGCGCGCCGCCCGCTGATGGCGACGGCGGAAGTCCTCCACATCGGCAATGCCCCCTGAGGCATCTAGTCGCGTCGGCAGTGTCAAATTCACATGGACCGTCCCATTGTTAAACATGGAATAGTGATGGGGATTTGTCAAATGTCGTGCCCAAGCATGATTCCGCCGCGCAATGCAAAAAGGTCCGTAGGCGGATAAGTGCTGTCCACTATTAACCAATGGATTCTCTTTCCAATCAATTCCTATAGTGCTTTCCTCAGACTTAGCCATAATCCAGTGATTGAACTCCCATAGGAACTTGTCTTCTGTTTCCCATAACTCCTCCAACGCCTCCTCCACGCTCACATTATAGAAGTTGACATTCATGAATTCAAATGTGTCGCCGTCATACACGACCGACCGGTCATAGGCTGCGCGAAACCACGGCGACGCCGCCATGAAGTCCTCATGGACCGACCGGCCAACATACCGCGGATTTGCCCGTGGTACACGCTCATACGTCGTGCGGTGATTCATCCAGACATCACAATGCGTGAAACTGTGGCTATTCACCAGAGTCGGCACCTCAGTCACCACCGCCGGCAGGCTACTTAAAGCCTCAGCCAGGTCCTCCTCTTTATAACTTTTGTAGTAATTCACAGAGTAGCGCTCTGGTCTGCGGTAAGCCGCCAAGTCTTCGCGCCGAACGGCCTGAAACTCCGCCGACTCCAAATATGTTTCATGTTCAACACCGAATCCCCAGAATATCTCTCCAGGCCTGTAGGCCGCCGCATATTTTTGATGTTTCGGTAGGGAGGACATACCCACATTCCTATAGTGGGAGCATAAGAGGCGCGTTTAGGTATAATAATGTTTTTCATTATAGGAATGTTTCATATAATGAAAAATTTGGCGTGCGCTATTTTGCCCATCGCTTACGTATCATCTTCACCGCGAATTTCTTCGGCTTCACCACCGCCTCTTTGCCGCCTGACGCCGCCGACAGCGTCATGTCATAGAACTGCCGGTAGAGGTCGCCCTTCAGGTCAAAGAGGGTACGTGGGACATACGAGTGGTCGTCCATTAACATGAAATAGAGATTCTTTTCCCCCACCGCAACTGGATAAGGGAAGTCATTGTTCCCAATCGGAGATTTATAGGCGACGATTTTATCACCGGCGGTAACATTGAATGTATAAATCTCCGCTCCGCAATATAGATACTTGCCACCCCCTAATTCCCCTAAGACCGTATTTCCCTTGGGAGAACCAATAAACACATCCCTATAGTGCGTACTATAGATAATATCCCCTCGGCTCATCTTTGGCTTCTGCGCATTAGGATCATCTGGTAAGGCTTTGTATATAGTGAGTTTCTTCTTTGACGACTCAATACATACAATGTATGGGACACTGTAATTGTCATGGATTTCATAACAGGCGCCAGCTCCCTTGGTTGCCTTACGGGTTTTGTTTCCATTGGCGCTTACGCTGGCGTTAACACTGGCGTTAACACTGACCCATTTATACACCCCTCTCCCATCGGCTACGGACATGTACTGCCGCCCATCATTCCCCTTTAGTGTTTTCCCTTTACAATCCCCTGCGTGGTACGGCGGGGACGGCCGCTCTCGGTATTTTTTTGTTTTGACCGCAACACAACCAGGCATTCTAACTATAGAGTATTTCTTTTTTGATATAATTAAAATTGACCACTCAGAACTAATTCCTATAGTGTAAACCCAATTCTACACTATAGGAAAATGAATACATTCTTTGAAGGTATAGAACACCTTTTAACCAAGGCGACCGCCGCTATCCAAGGTGATGTCCCACTGACCGACATCCCCATGTCGGTCGCCGAACTCCAGGCCCTCGGCCAAACATCACCGGTCCAGAGTTCAGAGGCGTGGGTCAGACTCCATTACGAACTCATTAAAGAACATGCCTACCATCGTGCCCGCCGTGGTCTACATACATTGAACTTTCCTCTGGAAGTATCCAAAGAAAGACCGGCTGCCTACATCAAAAAAGGTACATGTGCTGTCGGCGACATAATCCCTATAGTGGAACTCCTGAAGAAAAAATTCCCTGGGACGAAGATTTGGACGGATACATACCAAGAAGATACGAATTGTCTTATTGTAATTAACATGGATTGGAGTGTGGCGTAGCCAATGTATGATGTACATCCATTTTTTTACGTTAGAAGGGCCGATGTAAAAATGTGTCAATTATCCCCATTCCCTATAGTGCAAACCATATGTTGCTCTAGAGCTTATATAAAATGGGCGCTGACCTAAAGTTATGTTTATACTACTAAATAGTGAAACAAAACTACAGTATACTTATAGAAATAAAACAGTCCGTATTTAGAATGAAAGGTTCCGGTACTGGTAAAATGCTACGATATATTAATGATGAAAAAAATATTTTAGGAGCTGGAGGATATGGGATTGTAATAGAAAATACAAAAAGAAGAGTATCAAAACTTTTTTTTGATATTGATTCATGTAAAGAAATGATGGAGGAAGCATTAATAACAAATGAAGCAAAAAAAATTATTGATAATTTACCTTATCCTGTATCTGTCCCAAAATTATGGGAAGTATATAATAAAAACTTGTTTTATAAAGGGAAACAAATGTTATGCGGTATTCAAATGGAACGAATATATCCTCCATCTGGGTATGATTCACAATTTCATATATTATGTGGTTCAGATGATGATATTGATATGTATTGGGGCAAAAGAATTTCAGAACCTGTTTCTGAAATAAATCCACCACGAGGATTTTTTGCAGGACCTGATTTAGCAGAAGAATTATGGGAAAAAGAAGGGTTTGATTTTACAATAGAAAAATATTGTGAAACAATGGGTGCTGTATGTGGCAGTCTTTTAAAACATGGTATTTTACCTATTGATCTCGAATTTGTATATTCAAATCATAAAATATGGGTTATTGATTTTGGTTTATGTAAACGTGTTAAAAAAAATTCTATTGATCCTATGGAATTTTATACTCGTAAAACAACAGAAGGATTAGGCACTGATTTATATGTACCACATAAAGGAATGGAAGGATATGATTCATTTTTAAAAGCATATTTATATTATTTTAATAAATAATGAATTTTATTAAACCTATGCTGTATTTTATACCTTATAATTTGCGCCTTAGGAGCAAATATTGCCCATATAAAATCTACACAGGTTTAATAAAATTGAACCACCTCAAACAATCCCTATAGTGTAGCACTATAGGGATTGGTTCATTTATTCTCACATTGGCCGTCATAATGGAACGGACAAACATCTATGTCCTTGGATGTGAAGGAGGAAAATACTATGTTGGAAAAACGGGCGACATTGCTCGCCGTATGCATGAACATTTGGAGGGGGTTGGTTCCGCATGGACTACAAAGTATAAGGTCCAGAAACTCATTGAAGTTCGCACAGACCAATCGCCGTTCGCGGAGGACGCAGTCACGAAAGAATACATGGCGCGCTATGGAATCCACAATGTGCGCGGCGGTTCCTATGTAAAAGAAGTTCTGGATACAGTACAAGTCGCGGCCATTCAAAAAGAACTCTGGTCGGTTTCAGGGACATGTCTATGTTGCGGTTCGGTGGAACATGGCGCAAAGTCATGTCCTAATGTGGTGGAGAAGGCATGTCGCCGATGTGGTCGCAGAGGGCATGTCCGAAAACAATGTTATGCGTCCAAAAACATACATGGCATGTATCTCACGGACAGCGATGACGAGGATTGTTCTATTATGTAAATGATTCAGATTTTTGAATGTTGAGGACACCATGTATTATTGAACCTAGGTCCTCCAGCGACCCGTCGTTCTGCACCACATGGTCAAACCGTTCCCCCATCCAGACATACTCACTAGAATGTACCCCTACAGGCACAACACCCTCATTTTTATAGGCACTGACCCACGCCGGCTCGGAACCGCGCTCCACGTGCAGAATCTGCCCCCCTGCCCCACGAATCATTGCCATCTCATTGGGGAACCGGCAATCGGTAATCACAACCCGTGGCGAAAGCATAAGCCGCCGCTCCAGAGCCGCGACCCAAATCTGGTCATGGAAATGGTTCCGCATTACATCCGTGCCAATCAACTGTAGGGCTAAACGCGGCGTGAACCCAGGAATCCCTAGGCGCTGAGACCACCACTCGTCCACCACCTCACGCTCTAAGCGCGCCGCCGACGTCCGCCCTTCCAACATCTCACGGTCCCAGCCAAACAGCACCGCACATACATCCTTCAGTATACCAGCAAAACTGAGGCGCACATACCCATGACCCTCACACAAGATGTCGGCCAGCGTATCCTTGCCCGCCCCCTGAAGTCCGCAAATCCCCAGAATCATTCTTCTAATCGGCCCACAAAATTGAATGGCTAAAGCGTACACACTATAGGAAATTAAGGTCAATCTACGCCCCCCCTCAAGAATGCTCCGCGTAATCAATTCCTATAGTGCAATCACATTGGTCGCTCGGAGCCTTGTCGTATTTGACATTGACGATACGCTTGTCAATTTTCCAGACTATGGCCTGGACTGGTTTAAGGCAAAGAAGGCCGGCTATGAAGAGACCATGAGTAAGGAGGAGGCCGACCGGCGCACCATCCAGGAATGGCGGGCGGCGGTCTCGGCATTAGACCCTGCGCCGATTGACAAGGAGGGTTTTCATTCATTCTGTCAGCAGGCTGAGGTGCAAGGCTGTGACATCATCTATCTCACGGCCCGCTCTGAGACACTCAAGGAGACGACCCATCGCCATCTCCAATATGCCCTCAGCCTCAGCAGTGACCATGTCTACTTCGGCGAAGACAAGGGACCGGTCCTCGCGGAAATCATCAAAACCCTTCCACGCACCTACCCACATATCATCTTCGTGGACGATTATGTGAAAAATCACGAGAGTGTTCGTAGCACGCTGGACGCCCTCGGCATTCCCGTGGATACATACCACTTCCAAATGAAGTAAATACTTCTCACACCTCTTTAGTGTTTCATGGTGCGCCCACGGCGTATTTTACTCTTGCGCTGACTCTTGCGCTGAACACTTCTCTTCTTTGTTTTACGAATGCGCTTTCGTCGCCCACCATCCATGGGTCTTCCACCATAAAGGACTCCTCTTAGGACCTGTAAAAGAGTATCACTATAATTCACACTCTCAACATTTATCACTAATTCATAGATATTACGATAATCAATTACAGGAAATACTTCGCGATGAATATTTTCAAAAGGTCGTCCATCAGGACGAAAAGGTCTCATTACAATTCTATCTGTAATAGTCCCAATAGGCTGGCCATTCTTCATTAAACGAAAAATAGTGCCCAATTCTACACCATCTTCCACTCCAAATCCCTCATTACGAATACTATCTCGTAACATATCTTTAGTGTTTTCCTTGAGCTGGAATTCAATATCTAAATCATCATAATGTTCCTCAGGAACGGCGATATATTTTTTTTGTAGCATTACCATTCTACATGATGCGGGTATAATTATTCGGAAACTGGATAAAATTGAAACTACCACAACCAACCCCTATAGTGTAAACCCAACTCTACACTATAGGAATCATGTCATCGCTCGTCATCGTGGAATCTCCCGCGAAATGCTCAAAAATTCAGGGCTTTCTTGGTCCTGGATTTAAGGTCCTCGCCTCTATGGGTCATATTCAAGCACTTGTAAAGGACCTCTCCATTGTCGGACCCAAGGCCGGCTTTGAACCGAGCTATGAATGGATTGCGGCAAAAGCGCGGGCCACTACTGCAATTAAAGAAGCTGCGAAGCAGGCAAAGAAAATCTACATAGCCTCGGATGGAGATTATGAAGGAAATTTTATTGGATATTCCCTTCTAAAACTTCTCAAGCTGGATCCAAAAACGACACCGCGTCTTGTCTTCACTGAAATTACAGAAAAGGCTATCAAAAACGCCATTGCGAATCCTACCATTCTGGATATGAATAAGGTTCAGGCACAACAGGCACGCTCCCTCCTGGACCTCACAATTGGCTTCACTATCAGCCCCCTCCTCTGGAAGAGTGTCGGTCCTGCTTTGAGCGCCGGTCGGTGTCAAATCCCCTGCCTACGCCTCGTTGCCGACAAGGAACGGGTGATTGCCGACTTCACCAGTACCCTTTCCTGGGTTGTTAGCGGATCCTTTATCAAGAAAGAGAAGGAGAAGACGAAGGGTAAAGCAAAACCCATCTCCTTTAGTGCTACCCTTGAGGATGAACTAGAGGATGAAGATTCGGCACAGAACTACTTGGAAAACCACTCTGGCGGAACTGTTGGGGCGTCACCCAACAGCCAGCCTCCTGAAGGAGGCGAGACCGACGCCAAAGTCTTGAGCAACACCACTAAAAAGACTACAAGCCCTCCGCCGAAACCCCTCATTACATCTACTCTTCAACAACAGGCATCCAATCTCTATCGTTCTGCTCCAGCCCAGACCATGCGCGCCGCCCAGAAATTGTATGAGTCAGGCCACATTACATACATGCGAACTGACCATGCAGTGCTCTCAGAAGAGGCCGTGGCCGAAACCCGTGATTACATTATAGGTGTGTGGGGGGGGGAGTACTGCGGGTCAGTACAGGCACAGGCTCCTACTGGGGAAGCAGAGGTCAAGCCCAAGAAGAAACAGACAAAGAAAAAGGAAGAAGCTGCCGACGCAGCTTGTGCTGGTCCTAAGGCCCAGGAGGCACACGAGGCCATTCGCCCCACCCACATTCAACTTACAGCCCTCCCCCCAGGGGAAGACTCTTGGTCCACCCTGGAGCGTAACCTCTATAAACTCATCTGGCTCCGCACCGTCCAGTCATGCATGGCTGCTGCCCAGGGAGAACAGCGCACTGTCCGTTTCGCCTTCACGGGTGAAGAGGCAGACCTCCCTTGGCGTGCATCCTTCAGTCATACCACCTTTCCAGGTTGGAAGGCCACTGTCACCAAGGAAACTACGGAGGAGGCAGAAGGTGTTGACTCTGGCACCGATGCTGGCGCTGGCGCTGGTACAGACGAAGCCCAGTGGACCTTTAGCCAGACCCTCGCCCCAGGTACGCCCCTCACATACACCCAGCTCCAGGCGAAGGCCCACCTCACGAAGCCCACCAGCCGCTATTCAGAAGCCTCCCTCATTCAGGACCTGGAGTCCAAGGGCATTGGACGTCCTTCCACCTACGCCTCCCTCCTGGAAACCATTCAGGAAAAATCCTACGTGGAAAAGCGGGACACCCCAGCCAAGACCGTGGAATACAATACCTATAGTGTAAGCCCTGGGTCAGCGCCAGCGAAGTCAGTGGAACAGCGTAAAGTGGGAGGAGAAAAAGACCGCCTCTACCCCACCGCCCTTGGCCAATCCGTCCTGGAATACTGTGTCAACCACTTCGGCGACCTCTTTGACTACGGATTCACAGCTGGTATGGAAGCACGCCTTGATGCCATTGCCGCCGGCACCGAGCCATGGAAACAGGTACTCAAGGATACCTGGAACTCTTACAAGGACCGCTATGAAGAACTGCAATCCGATAAAGGCGATGGAAAGCGCCGTGAATTTGCTGACGGTATTGTTGCCGTCAATACCGCCAAAGGACCGTTGCTCTTGAAAGAGGAAAAAGAGGAGCCCAAGGAAAGCACTATAGGGGTTGCTGACGATGAGGGGAAGAAGAAAGGAGTCAAGAAAGGCGCAAAAGCAAAAGCCCCTGAACAGAAGGCTACATTCTACGGCTGGCCCGTTGGCTACACCCTCCAAACAATCACCCAGGAGGCCATTGACGCCTTCCTCCAAACCAAAACCGCCGAATCCACCGAGACCACAATCGGCACCTGGAATGACACTCCTATAGTGCGAAAAAAGGGGCCCTATGGTCTCTACGTCCAGTGTGGCGACCTCAAGGTACCGTGGAAAGAGGACGACACTGAGGAATCCATTATTGAACGACTGGGCGCAAAAGAGGGTTCTACCCTCCGCGTAGCCGGCGATTACACTATAAAGAATGGCCCGTATGGGATTTACATGTATTGTACTGCGAAGCCGAAAGGTGGGGCCAAAGCCAAGTACTCCAAACCAACCTTCGTCTCGGTCCCCAAGGAGGCAGACTGGAAGAATGCTACAGAGCCAGAACTCGCCGCTATGTACAGCGCCGGCGTGGACGCTAAGAAGGAGGCATGGAAGGCAAAGAAAGGCGGTGGATTTGCGAAAGCTGGCGCTAAGGCTGGCAAGAAAAAGGAATAATAATGTTATTCATTCGCAAAGCTCATTCCTATAGTGCAACACTCTAGGAATTAGTTATTTACAACTATTTTTTTAAGCGGAGGCCTTCTTCCCCTTCTTCTTGTCAGCGACTGGGGCAACTGGCGCAGCAACAGCAACAGCAACAGCAGCCTTCTTGGAAGCCTTCTTATCGGTGGCGCTACCGGTGGTAACAACAGGCGCAGCAGCCACTGACGCAGCAGCGGCTGTGGTGACAGGCACACCACGACGAGAATGGGCCTCGGCAACGGCCCGCTTGTAAGGAGTCTTAGGGTCCGCGGCCTTCAGCTCTTCCCAAACACGACGGACTTCATCGTGCCATGGCTTGAGCTGGGAAGGGGTCTCCCCCTTTTCCTTCTTGCCACCCTCCTTCTTGGAACCACGACGGCGACGACGGGCCTTGAGCTCATGACGAGCCGCACGCTTGAGTTCCTTGAGCTCCGCTTCAATGCGGTGAATACGGTCAAGGAGAGTGATTTCACTTGAAGTTTCAATGACGGATTCCATTTCTTTCTGCTTCTATATAGATTCATTTACTCCGCCTTTAAACGCATTTCTGTTGTGTGGCGGGGTGGGTAGCTAAGAGAACGGTCCATTGACATTCTCCAGAAAACGAAGCAGAAGACCGGGTCGTCCGCCGACTGGCGCCATTTTGGAATGCGTTTCCGATTAAAACAATAGATAAGAAACTAAAGCTAACACTCTATAGTGCTTTTTTTGGGTTTACACTATAGGAATCGGGTGTCAAAGATGAATAATGGTTTTAATATGAGTTCCATTCTTGGTAGTTTGGAAAGTATTAGCCGTGGTGCCCGTGCTGCGGCAACACGGCGACGTGCTCGTGAACTTGCTGCGGAAATTGAAGGAAGAGGAAATGTTCGGCGTAGTAGTCGTCAGGCGGCAATTCGTGAGGCAAAGAGTTTAATTGCTACAGCGGAGGCAAATGTGAATATGGGTCCTACCGCTTCCTCGTCTTCCTCCTCTTCAAATTGGGGCGGTGAAGGCGCACCAGTTTATGGTACAAATTACAGTGTTGCGCGCGGAGCGGAGAATAGACCTCCACGCGCTGTTTCAGTTTCACGGCGTAGTAAAGCACCAGAACGTCGTAATAGAAATTACAACAGAAATGGAATAACTCGGCGTAATAATCAACGGGCTCATAGCCGTGAACGTTATGAGAAACCAGCAAATCGTACACAGAATAGCCGTCGTAGAAATAATCGCCCTGCCTCTGAAACTGTCGCACCTGGGAAAAAGAAATCACTCTATGATCAGGTAATTTACATTCTTTCCAAGAAGGACGAACCATTAAATGCGAATAATAGAAAGCGTAGTTTTCAATTATCACATTATGTTCGCCAATTAGAAGAGTTTAACACATTCTTAGATGAAAATCCACGGAACGCACATCGTGAGGAGATTATGGATGCAATCGGTGTCTTACAAATGAAATTGGGTGTCCTACCTGGGCCCGCCGCAATGACAAATAATTCTACCTCCGCGACTGCAGCTGCCGTATCATCGCGAAATAATTCTGGCCTACCTGCAGGCCTCTTTCCAAAGGACCGCACTATATATGAACTCCTCAAGATTCGTGAATACATGGAACGCCGTGCTACCACCGGCCCAGCTGCAGCTTCGGCCAATGCTACACGTAGAAATCGGTCTGAGAACTTCCGCCGATTCTTGGGCATGCTCTACGCCAGCGCTCAATATCATATTAGCCATCTTGACCCAGCCAATGATAGTCTAGACGCCCTTCATCTTCATTCTGGGATTCAGTTCTTAGATGAGCTCAACGCAAATGCAGGCGGAGTCGCAGAACGCCCACCAAGCCCAGAGCAACGCGCGGAAGCAAATGCCATTATTAATGAACTTGCGGATGCCCTCGCAGGTACAATGATTGGGCCTGCGGCACTAAATAACAGCAATCTCTAAATAACCACCTACCCCCCTAAGCCTAAAGCACTATAAGAATGATAACATTAGAATCATTCCTATAGTGAAACCCCAAAATGGAACACATAGATGCCATTCTGTACATCAATCTGGAACATCGCACGGACCGTCGCGAACATCTAGAGGCTGAGTTCAAGCGCATGGCCATTCCCGCGGAAAAAATCCACCGTATTGAGGCTATTAAAAATGCGAATGGCGCCCTTGGTTGTACCATGAGCCACATCAAATGTCTGAAGCTCGTGGAAGAACATCCAGAATGGCAGACAGTCATGATTATGGAAGACGACTACACATTCCGCGGTAAACGACCTGTGGAATTCACCCGCCCTTTGGCCTCCTTTTTCCAGTCCTACCCGCCAGACACAGGCGTAGGTGCCGGCGCAGGTGCAGGTGCTGACGCAGGTGCTGGTACCTGGGACGTCTTCCTTCCGTCTTACAACCACTGGAGTGCCCGCATTGAAGACACCGCCGATGACCGCTTCAAACGTGTCCGCTATAGCCAGACCACCAGCTCCTATGTCTTCCAACGTCGCTACCTGGAACGCCTCAAGACCAATTTCCGTGAATCGGCTACCAGCCTCCTCCGAAATGGAAACCAAAAAGTGAATTGCCTGGACATTAATTGGACAAAGCTCCAACAGGAAGATAAATGGTTTCTCATTATTCCTTCCCTCGGATATCAATATGATAATTATTCAGATATTGAAGGACGTTCTGTGCGGTATGGGTGCTAGCGCACCCCTAAGAGCACCGCAGAGCCGTCCGTATACGGTTGCTAACAACAACCCTAAGAGCACCGCAGAGCGGTCCGAATACGGCTTCTAAAAGCAACCCTAAGAGGATGTCGAAGCCATCCATATACGACTGCCAGTGCATCTCTATGCTCAAACAACTACAACAACCTAAACATTTCCTCTTGTGCAGCACTATAGGGAATGTCATTTATTACTACCAAATTAATGGGAGGGCTGGGCAACCAGCTCTTCCAAATCGCCGCCGCGGCGGCACAGGCCTTGGAACATGACATGGATTTTTTCTTAATAGAAAATGACTCTGATTTTCATGCCGTTACAGGATCTAATCCATCCAAATATTATTTCAACATCTACTCTAAAATTCCGCGGAAACCCTTGCCCACCGACCAACGAATTATGCCCTACGTTGAACGTGGGTTTCCATACGCCGACTTTTCAAACTATTCCGCTTCATGTAAGAAAAACGGAATCGGTCTCCTCCTTAAAGGCTACTTTCAGTCTGAACGCTATTTCCAGAAGCACGCGGCGCTTATTAAACTACTCTTTACTCCCGCTGAGGGCCTAGACACCTACATTCGCACCCAGACAAATCTCTATAGTGCATACCCTGAGTTGGACCCTGCTGCACCCGCGGAAGATTTGAGTATGTCAAATCCTGGCTCTTCAAAGAAGACCGACACCAAGCGCCGTGCCTTTCTTGGCGTTCGCCGTGGAGATTATTGCAAGGACGCGCACATGATTTCAGTCCATAATCCAGCATCCATGAACTACTACCGAAAGGCCATCGCACAGGCGAAAGCCGATATTTACTACGTTATGTCCGATGACATTGCTTGGTGTAAAACCCAGTTCATCTCCCAGCCTGGCGGCCCCCAGTTCATCTTCTTTGAGGAACCAGATGACCTCCGCTCCTTCTTCTTTGCACGTCTCTTCCAGATCTACATCTGCGCTAACAGCACTTTTCATTGGTGGGCGTCATACCTCTCCATCCATCCCAACCCTATAGTGTATACCCCCAAAGAACACTTCGGTCCTGCTGGCCCACCAGACTACCAGGACTACTTTCGGTCAGATATGATTTGTATTTCTAATTATAATAACTAATTATCATATGTATGATTTATATGCTGAATAATTCCATTACGCTTCTTCATATAGTGCTGTCCCTCTTCGTCTACCCAGATTTTGGTCTCAGAACATTCGTCTGCGTCTAATCCCTTATCCGCACACTCATAGAGTATGAGTGTACTGATTTTATCAAGAGTAATTACTATTGGGTCGTCCTCTGCTTCTGCATAGGGTACTGGTCCTTTCGGAATATACATTGGAAGACCGGCGGTTGATCCTCGCCCTGATGCGGATACGGATGATACAGATGTAAGAGAAGACAACGCCGATGATGAGGAAGATGAGGAAGATTTGGAGGAAAGAGTACTGGACCCATCCGCCTGTACGCACTTCTTACGTCCAGGCTTCGCTGACCCTTTAGCCTTTGCTTTCTCTTTTTTGGTTTCCATTGGCTCTGCGGTGGTGGTCGTGTCTGGGCTTTTCATATAATCTGTAATCTTCATCTGCATCGCCAACGCAAGGTCCTGGACGGCCTTCTGCATAGCAACGGCTTTTTCTAAATCGTGCTTTTTCGGCACACCCCATCCCTTCTTTAGACCCGCCTCATAATACGGCGACCCGTACATTTGTGTATGTGGCCCATAGGCTTCCCCAATTAGCCCATGGTGAAACACGTAGTTCCATTGGCATAAGAGCCGTGGGTCCTTTGTCTTATATTCGCCCTCATGACGCTGGGTATGTTTCGCACAGAGTGCCCCTGGCTCGCCCACTCGCTCAATACAACAGCGCTCATAGAAGAGCTTATGTTTCCCATCACCAAACCAATATACATCGGTTTTCTGGGTGTGGCGCGCTGGACATCGGTACGACATGGCTTCGGCAACAGGATGAGCAACGGATAAACTACATGCCATGTTGGGGAGGCGACATCGGTTTTCAATTTTTGGGGAGGGGTCCGAAGCGATGTTATACATAGGGTATGTCCAAACATAGAATCCGATGTTCAATTCTCCCAACATCCCATGTTGGAACCCAACCCACAACCGAATCCAATCCAAACCAAAACAACATAAACAACACCTATAGATAAGCACTATAGGGAATCTATTTTATCATTCAACATGACTTCTTCGGCCCCAATTGTTGAACTCGTCGCCGCAGTATCCAAGAACGGCGTCATTGGCGTCGGCGGTACACTCCCATGGAACATTCCTGAGGACCTGCGCCACTTCCGCGACCTGACCTACGGCCACTGTGTCGTCATGGGCTACAACACTTGGATGTCCCTTCCTGACGCTTCGCGGCCCCTTCCTGGTCGCATCAACATTATCCTTTCCCGTGAACCGCCAACGGAAACACTCCCTGAAAATGTCCACTGGGTCATCCATCACAGTTCACGCAACAAGTTAATTGCTGGTCTGACACTAGAATCTCGTGAACATCTACGCAAAATTTGTAGCGCATATCCAGACAAGAAGGTTTTCATTATTGGCGGTGAACAAACATACGATTTATTTTTTAACATCTTTTCTGGTGAATTTATGCCAACGAAACTTCACATTACGCACGTGGATAAAATGATTCCTGAACAACATGGGATGTTGACGCATTTTCGTGTTTCAACCGATTACCAAATCACCTCCTATAGTGCGAAACATAAGTCTACCACGGAGGGATGTACTTTCCAATTTATCACATATGAACTAAAGGAGAATTATATGCGCAATCATTTATCACATCGTCCTATCGTTGGAGAACCGGTACCACCACATACCCCCTCTGCCGACCAAACATACACGACTCTCTTGAAAGACATCCTGGAATACGGAAGTAAGCGCAGCGACCGCACCGGTACTGGTACTACATCGGTCTTCGGCCGGCAACTCCGCTTTGACATTAGCGGCAGTATTCCCCTCCTTACTACCAAGTACGTCCCCTGGAAAGCCGTCGTGAAGGAGCTCCTCTGGTTTCTGAGAGGCGATACTGATGCCTCCAAGCTCGCAGCAGACGGTGTCCGCATCTGGGACGGCAATACCAGTCGCGAATTCCTGGACGGCCGTGGCCTCTCACATCTTCCTGAAGGCGACATTGGCGCCGGCTACGGATTTCAGTGGCGACACTTCGGCGGTGCCTACCAGACATGTAAGGAGACCTATGACAACACTATAGGATATGACCAGGTGGCTGCCGTCTTGGAACAGCTCCGCCACGACCCTTTCAGCCGCCGTATCTTCATGAGCGCCTGGAACCCCGCGGTCTTGAAGGACATGGCCCTCCCCCCATGCCACGTATCGGCGCAGTTCTATGTGGACGAGGACCAGGTCACAGGCCAGCGCCACCTTTCCTGTCACATGTACCAGCGGTCCGTGGATACATTCCTCGGCCTGCCCTTCAATATTATGAGCTATGCGACACTCACCCACATCCTCGCCACACTCACAGATATGCACCCCAAGGAACTCATCATTAGTACCGGCGATACGCATATTTACAATGACCACATTGAACAAATCAAGACCCAGATTGAACGCTATCCCTATAGTGCACCCCTCCTGGTAATTGACCCTGCCATTAAGGAAAAACGGCTTGAAGAAATCACCGTTGATGATTTTGATGTGATTGGCTACTTTCATCACAACGTCCTAAAGGGAAAGATGGCCGTGTAAACACTTGGCCGTCTAAAACTTGGCTGTCAGACAATAATAATATACACTATAAGAATCATTCCTATAGTGTAAATCTACGAGCCCCCTACATGCTTAGTCGCCGCAGCATCTTAATGTCGCTTGTGCTATAATCCGCCGCCTCGCCATAGAACTCCGCCGCCAGCAAATACGCATTCCAGGTCCACATCCAGCCACCAGCATACGCAATGATTGCCCGCTGAATGTCGACACGGTCATACGCATCCAACTGACCCGCCGCCTGCTCACGATAAAGATGTTCAAAGAGGATACGCTTCTCACGCGTATCAAAGAACATGTTCAGGTTCAACGCCATGTTACCACAAAAGGAGGCCATTTCTAACACAATTCCTACTGTGTATCTATAAGGAACTGATTTAGGCTCTATTAATCTTTCTTAGCCATAAAATATCCAATAAAAACCAACGCCGCAGCACCGAGCGTTGCCACATGTTCTCGGACTCGTGAGTACGGCATGTAGACTCCATCCAGTCGGTCAGGAATTTCACACAGAGGGCATGTGTTTTCAGAAAAGAATGTATCACTGTCCTGTTCCCCCGCGACCTCACTCATGTACTGGACACGAAGTTCCTTATGTCGTAGGAGCAAACACCCATGTGACGCCGCGGTCATGTATATGTAGAACTCCACATGCATTTCAATAGGGAAAAAGTTCTTAATCAATAGCTCGGCAAAGGAACGACTTACATAATAGGCATGTGCTCCATTGAACTCCAGAACACGCTCATAGCTGGCGCTATCCTGATACGGCACCTCCTTGTGGCTCCACGCATGGGTACCGAAGAGGAACATGTCACATGCCGGCGCATGAGCCCACGCCGAGCGCATTCGTTGTAGCACGACCGGGTCCAAATACACATCATCCTCAAACACTAAGGCACCAGGCTCCGAGGAGTCCACGAGGTCCTTCCAAATACGATAATGACTATAGGAAGCGCCGATTGCACCGACTGTATTGATTTCATGATGGGAACGGCGCAGGTTGCGACCAATGTTGTGGCGGGTATGAAGCGATATGTCCTTGTTTGCGGATATATCTAAAGTCCGTCCATCCGTTGCCGACCACCGCTTCAGTTTCTTGAATGCACCTACGCCCTCCAGAGCCTGAAACTGTGTCCAACGGTCCGGTCGTCGGTCTAAATTAATCACATAGACTGGGTAATTATATAAGTCCATTCTTGCCACTAAGAGACAACCCCTATAGTGTAGTCCCGTGAAAAAAATGACTAATTATCTTATAGTTTCGCACTATAGGGATTTATTTCTTCTCTGCTCCCTTGCTCTTCTTCCATGCCACATACTGTCGTGTCCGCTCCATGTGGGGGAGATTCGCATCTCCCCCATATCCCCCTACGCCTTGTTATTTCTTCCCCTTCTTCCATGCCACATACTGTCGTGTCCGCTCCATGAAATAGCTGGAGCCGAGTTTCTCCACGCCCATGGTGTGCAGCTCACGTTCTACGGGAGTGAGTGAGGCCAGAAACTCGTCCGCATCCGCCGGCAACGGGTGTGGCGGAAGCACCTCTTTTTCGGAACCTTTCTTTAACGTATTCATTCTTTCTCCAGTACTCATCTTTCTTTCTGAATTATGACTACATAGACACAGCCGTCTAGACGCGGCCAATTTTATCCACCCACTTCTTTTTACATTAATTTATCTAATACCAACCGTGCCGCAGTAAACAACACACCGCCCCACAGCGAGTCCGCCACACCAAACATAAACGGGTAATCCTTAAAGAGCGCCATTACAGTGAAATCATACACCGCATATGTCGCCACACCCGTACTAAAGGCCTCCCACAGTGTCCGCTCCTTCAGCAAGAGGAAGGCCAGTGCCGCATACACAACCGCCCCAGCCCACAGCCGTGCCCGTAATCCACGTCCCCCCTGAATCGCCTCCACCGCCGCACTATATGTCGGCCCAATGAAGTTCAGCCATACTAAGTCAATCAAAAACAACACTAAGGCCGCCAGAGCCAATCCTTTCCAGTTCATAATTCTACCAATGAAGTCATATTAAATGTTCGTTGGTCTAAAACAATAGAGAGTCATTCCCTACAGTGCGAACCCCAACACAATGGACCGTTCTGTTATATCCCTGGACGCATTTGAAGCCTCCCTTCGCAGCTCCATTTCCACATGGTACTTAAAGGACGACACGCCTGCCCACGGCACCGGATTCGCCGACCAAGTATACACCGAATCGCCACCCATTCAACGGCGCATTCTCTTGTCCGCGCCGGCAACTTCTCAAGCCTGGTCTGTAGTAGATACATGGGATATACACTATAGGGTATCCGCCGTCACGGACTGGGGAATTGTCATTGCAATCCTCCAGAATCAACAGGTCCCCTACGTCGTCTGCGTGGCACCGGAGCTCAAACCACCGGCGGGCTTCTTCCAGAAACTCGTTGCCAAGCCGAACCCGCGCATGACAATGATTCTCTATAGTGTTCTTGACGGGTCGGCCTTCGTGGCGAATCCATATGTCTCGTCTTATTTCTTTCCCTCGGTCAGCCCCATGGATACGGCCCAGGTGGAATACATTGAACGAATCCAGCGGGCACTGCTCGGCAATGCGCCGTTTGTACTGAAGGACGCGCTCAAGGATATTTATAGCGCACAGGCGGGTCTCGTCGTATCCAAGGTCGGCTACTCAGCCTTTCACGTCTTCTGGTACTACGCGTCGGCGGCGGCAAAGACCAAGACTCCACTCCTGGAAGTTATTCAGGCATATCTCAGCCAAGGGGCATAATAAGAATCATTCCTATAGTGAAACATTATAGGAATTATTCAATGGGTTTTATAAATTAAGCCTTCATGCCGAGGAGGGAGTCCATGGCGCCCATACCCCCAACAGACTTACTACCGCCGCGCTTCTTGGTAAAGAGGGCGAACTTCCCCTTCTTGGCAATGTAGCCGAGCTTACGGAGGGTCTTGATGGCCTTCTTGCCGGCGGCGTGCTTCTTCTTGGAAACAATACGGCCGGCGCGGGTCTTCATGAGGTGCTTCTTGAAGAGACCACCGGAAGTGTGCTTGGCAGTGCCGTGGAAGACCTCGGCCTTGGTGCCGACTGCCTTCTTGTGGGCACCACCATCCTGCTTGCGAGTGCTGCGGTTTTTACGAGTAACTGCCATCTTTTTGCTTTTCTACTTCTTGCGGCGACAAAAAAGTCGGCGGACCCGATTTGAAAATGGTGAGTCTGAAGAATATACCCTATAGATAGATGGGTGCTGGGCGGAGTCGTCTTTCACCGAGCCGAATGCGCGGGACTGAAAACAATTATCCAATTAGTGATTTTATGGTCGTGAATAATAGCAACTTTCGTTATACCGTGAATCCAGAACGCCGCGAATGGGTGAAACTTTTTTATCCATATATAATGAAATATTTTTTTGATATTGTAAAGGCAATCCCGTGGGAATCGTATACATATGAAGGAGAAACATACGCAAAGGAGTGGTATGAAGGAAACCGTGAAGACAAGTATCGTGATGTCGGTTTAATACCAGTATCTGTAAAGGGTATACACTATAAGGTATTTGGTGGCGCAGTGTGCGAGTTTTTGAATATGAAGTATGAGGCCGAAACTGGAATTCATCTTCGTGATTATGTGGACCCCACCGGAGATTTTGACATTCAAATATTTTATGATGATAAAAGTCTTTCATATGGACCTCCAATGGAAGAGAGTAATGCGGATATTTATAGAGAGAACCATAATATTATCGCATTTTCACTTGATGAACAGCGTGTTTCGCCGTTCATTGATCACCTTACAAAATGGGTATATGATCATGTATGTGAGAAAATAAGTGCCTTGCCAATTCATTCACGTAAATCAGGCGAAAGCCTTTCGTCAGTTCGCCTAAATGATAACAAAATTGTAAGTCATCTTCATATTGACTTTGAAGACCCCCTGTTTTTATATACACGGTTTGGAGATCTTCTTGTGATTCGTAAAAAAGAAGGACGTATAATTAAAATCCAAGTTGCCGCCGCAATCCGACTTTCCAATGGCACTGAAATTGTAGAACATTTGGCGGAATTTGTATTCGCACGCACAGAGGGCCCTGGCAATGAAGGTGAAATTAATAGAGAAGAGAAAATGAATGTAATGACAATTGATGGAATAAAAATAGAAAGTATAGGTCATTATTTTTCATCACAAATCAACGGATATTTTGGCCGTTATAGTCTATTTACATCCGAAAGTGACGCATTATTCTATAAGCAAAAGAATCATATAGAACGTATGAAATATATTCTCGCAATGGTTCCATTCTTGGATAAAAAGTTTCCACGAGATGGTAGTACAGAAAGAACTATAAGGGATTCAATCCATTATTCTCTTACTATCAACTTACCATATTTCCTTCGTGAAGCTGGCGAACGAACGAATCGGATTCGTGTAAATCGTACTGGAAACAATTCAAAAAACTATGTTCCATTACAGTATTTTATAAGCGACTTCATGGATTATTATAATCGTCCACGGCGCCGACGTGGGGGCCGTCGCCATACAAGAAAAGAGCGCCGGCGCCTTTCCAAGAAACGGGTTCCGCTTCGGACCCACAAGAAAACGCGCAAGTTAATCAAATAAAAAGAAACAACTCCTATAGTGCTTCTTTTTATTGCGCATCTTTATCCTCTATATATGTTGGCGGTTCCTTGGGATTCCACATATTGAGGCGTGGTACACGACCTGCGTCCATTGCGTCCATCAGCTCGGCCATCAGCTTAGCATCATACACCCCAGCATAGTGAACCAAAAAATCCCCAGGTAGCCACAGCCGTCGTCCTGGGAGTCCCTGAATATACGCATTGAAAACCCAGGACTTCATACATACCTCCACTGCCCCCAGGTCCCTTTCCAACGCCTGTCCCAGAATCTTCACCACCGCCGCATTCTCCCACCATTGATGATTGATACATGACTCCTCCGCCCAAACACGCTTCCAAAAGTCCACCGCCCACGCCCCTGGCCGCACAATCATATTGCCAGTATTCAAATGCGCACATACATCGTATGTTAACATCAATTCCTTCCCCGCCGGCATGTACGGCAGGACATGGTCCTCCAGGCGCAACGCCGGATTCGTAATGTAGACATCGGCATCACTAATCCAGATGTAATCATATTCCCCCACCAATCCACTATAGTGAATCCACGCTGGCACCTTGCTCCAGGCAATCGGCCGAGTCCGGTCCCACCATTCTTCTCCCAGTTCTATGTATGTGTAGCCATGCCTGAATGCGTAGGCCCGCTTAGACTCTAACGCCTTCGCCAGGGACCGGCGGTAATCCGCCCCAATCACCAGCGTTAATATACATATTCTCTTTGGGTTAATTACGCTCATTAGACAATCCCTATAGTGCTCGCTTTAGGCATGGCCTCCTTTCAGTCCTCAGAATATCTCTTCAGAATCACCCCCCAGACAAAAAATTGAAATCGGCCGACGCACACACTATAGGTGTAATTACTTCACAAAATGTGTGCCGCCGTCTCCGTCAACTCATCCCAGGATAAATCCTCCGTGACCGTCAAGGCGGATGCCATCACATACAAGAAAAATGCGGAGGGTCTCTATGTATGTCCCCATTGCCCCGCGACGTATGAGCGCCAGAACTCCATGCATTACCATTTGAAGAAACATGCCGGCATGTATCCCCACAAATGTAAACACTGTGATAAGGCATTTCTCCAGAAACAGACCCTGGACTTGCATATGGAAGCCAAACATCCTGACAAGTTGAAGACAGTGGAAATGTATGGGTGTCCCTGCGGCGACTGCCCCTACGAGAGCCGCACGAAGGCGAACTTACAGATTCATTATATGCGTATCCATTGTACGGATACATGTAAGTTTACCATTCGCAAGGATAAACTTACAGAGTGCGACTGCTGTTGCGACACATTCAAGAGCGCGACGGCCTACTTCTATCATGCCGTCCATTGTACGCCGCCGACAAAGTCTTCGGCGCAATATGCCGATTACCTGAAGATTCTAAACGTAGTACAGCCTGCCTCGGATAAAAAGCCGACTGAAAAAGCCACTAAAAAGGAAACATCCAAGAAAACAAAGAATTAGACACACCTATAGTGTATCAATATAGGTATCGTAATCCTCTTTTTTATTGTATAACTCAAGCCCAATAATAATAAACACCATAGACGCCCAACTGATTCCATAATTAACTGCCGCCCCTTTTACTTTTCCAAAAATGGTTATCATAAGTGGTAACAGAAGAAAGAAGAGAATCCATGAAGAAACCCACGCAATAAAAGCATACGTGGAATATTTTAGAAGTTGCTGTAAGCCGTTGATTGACCAGTCCATGTTCCTAACACCGTAGTACATTTTCCTATAGTTTAGACTTGAAGTTTACACTATAGGGATTGGGGTTAATTGCTTCTTACAGGTAAAAATCCCTGTACACCGCCATTTCATACAGGTGATAGCCGAAGGCCGCAAAGGCAAACAGGAGCAGGGCCTCGTAGTACGGCCGCTCCGTATCCATGCTGTTCAGACCAATATATAGGAGAAGAGGTCCCACGAGCAGCGCATGGATGGCATTCACCCACGCATAGGATGACCCCTTCAGGAGCCGGTCCACAAACTTGTATCCATGGTAAAGGACAAGGATGGCACCAAGGACAATCAGGGTCGTGTAGATTGCCGCGGGCACCGCCGACTTCATAATGCCGACATACATGAAAAACGGCGCAATCAGCAATACATGAAAGAGATTCAGATAAATACGGGTTTCCATTCTACATGAACATGGATAAAATTGAAACTGAATGAAACATACCCTATAGTGCAACCAACTGAACTGAAAATGAACGCCTCTCGGCCAAGCACTATAGATATGTTCGTAGACGGGGCGTGTCTCGGCAATGGGAAAGATGGTGCACGAGCGGCATGGGCGTGGGCCTGCGCTTCCGCAGGAGACCAAAAAATCACGGAAACTCACGCAGAGGTAGTGCCGGCCGACCAGCCCCAGACGAATCAATACGCAGAACTCTCCGCTTTTGCATACGCATTCCTGCGACTACCGCCATCAAAGGACCAAATTGTCACCATCTATAGTGATTCCGCCTACGCTATCAATTGTATCAGTGTCTGGGGACCACAGTGGAAGGCCAACGGCTGGGCGCGTAAGCCTGGCGGCCGAGGAAAACCCCTGGAACACCTTTCCGTGATTGCGCCCCTTGTGGAGACCTACTTAAAGGAACAGGTGCGTCTTGACCTCGTTCACATACCGGCCCATCCAAAAGCGGCGGAGGGGCGACTCTATCCCGCCTCTGGGAATGTGCTTGTGGATAAACTGGCTCAGGCGCAAGCTAATCAGGCGCAAGCTAACCAAGCGAAGGCGCAAGAGCTAACACAAGATCTATCTGTGCCGCAATGAATGAAGTGCCTTTTCAGTACCCTTAAAAGTAAGTAGTGTCACAAATGCTGCAACTAACATGCCGCCTCCCCCTGGCCCTCGTGGTGGCCGTGGTCCAAATGCAACATACATCGCCTCTAAATTCAACAATCGCCGAAACACATTTTTTTCTCGCACTGGATTGCCGACATCCATTTCAGAAAAATTGATTCTATACATACATAAGTTTTCAGTTTAGACCAACAACATCAGAACCTAAAACAAGCCCAATCCCTACAGTGTAAGTATCATGGCATCTTTCTGGGTAGAATCCATTCGTGCCGCAGCGGTCGGTACACTTGCCCTCAGTAGTTCTTATGCCTTCTACCGCCATTCCATTTCCAGTAATACTGGCTATGTACAACTTATTCAAGACAAAAATGTGGTCGGCGTACGACTACCACCCCTGGACCCCGCCGTGGAAAAAGTCATGCACAATACCAAATGTCTGACTGAGGAGAAGCACTATAGGAAATTGTCTGAGACGGACCGCGAGGTCTATTTTGAGAAACCGGCTGGGCCTGTCGCCAGCGATTTCAAGGCTGACTGTGTCGCCTGCGGTGCCGGTTCTGTGATTCTCTATGATAAACACGAGCGCGACCCCGCCTTTGAATATGTCTCTTGGACAATTTAGGGCCTCAGGAATAATAATAAGAATATCCTATAGTGTTTCTTATTATTTTTTATTTGGCACTTATTCCGTTTCTAATTCATACTTAGTTCGTTCCTAGTCCATTCCACCCCCACTTTGGCCGCCTGCACCTGGGCGAGTATGGAGAATATACGGCACGCAATAGGCAGCTAAGAAGCCGAGGAAACCGGTAACATGTGCCGGCTGTCCCTTCAGGACCATTGCCAAAAGACCGGACCCAGCAACCATAAGTGCATCACCGAAGATGGCATTCGCACCCGCCGCTTCGGAATAGTCCTTAAAGAGGTCAATCATAGAGTTGGTACCACGGCTGATGTTCTGAATCACCAGCTTGTAGAACGCGACATCGTGAATCATGCCGAGACTGATGGCGAGACCGAGGAAAATCCAAGGGGACCAGGACCGGTCGGCCATGTTCGGTTCAATGTAAGATGTGTAGACATAACGGGCGACCAAGAAGACCAGCACTATAATGAGTACATCAGCAATGACACCATTGAGACCGAAAGTGGTGTACCAACGGTTCAGATTGGAACCCATCATACTGGGATAATAACGGGTCAAGAAAATGACAATCACATCAATAATCAGCACGGCAACAAGAATGTACCAGAAGTCGCCGGCCTCCGCATAATAACCAATGTTCTGGAGTGAGGGCTGAGCGAGCGCTGCGCCGGCGGCGACACCCGCACCGAGGACAACGGGAGCAACATAACTCGCCTCTGGGGCCTTGCGTGTCTGCTCCGCGGCCATGGGCGGGGCAGAAACGGCGGGGGTGCCATTGCCAAGAGGCATCTGTGGCGCAGGCCGTTGCTGTTGCATCACCATTTCATTCACAGGATTGGGAGCCTGGTAGCCATTCCCACCCTGTTGCGTCATTTGGGGCTGTTCATAGCCTGAACCCTGGCCCATCGTTGGACCCATTGGTTCATCTTCCCATAATGCATATTCCATGGCGCGAAATTCCTATAGTGTAGTCCATAGAATAATCCAATGCTCTACATAAAGCCTGACACAGCGCATACACTATAGGTATTCTTTACGAATGGCTACGACCCCATATTCCCCCGCGGTACAGACGCGACATTATCGCACGCTTGTTTTTGACCCGTCCCTGGAAATCATCCTAGAAACGGAGGGCGACTGGAAGCGGGCCGGCGAGGCGGACATTGCCAAACATGGGTATGTTGCGGATGTTGAACTGGAGCCACTCCGCCAGTTTATTAAAGGAAAGACACAAACAGTGGAAATAAAGGGGGTACGGATTGACATAGAGGCTCGGTCCATTTCTTTCCGTGGATATGCTCTTTCCGCTGACGGTTCGCGTTGGATAGCATCACACTATGCACCTGATGTATATGACATTCCTATAGTGTTTTCATTGGAGAAGGTGAAAGGAGTAGTTGAATATTTTTACCATATGTTTACGACTGTCTAAGACATGGGTATGTCTGATGTTCAATGTTCCAAATCTAATGTCAAAACCAGAACTGATGTCTGATGTTCCAAATCCGATGTCAAATCTAAAAACAGAAACTGATGTACAAACATACCCATGTTGAAATAAACAATACCTATAGTTCTAAATTATAGGGATTGTAATCTGGTATCTGATATTAACATTGACATTAACATACCCATGTAGTACATTAACATCGTACATCCTATTTTATCATCTTCACTACAGCCTCCGCTGTTTCCAGCGCCCCTTCCACCCAACATTGATTCCCTGCCGAAAAACTCTCGCCGGCAACATAGACACCAGGCAACGACCGAGGGTATGGCTGATGGGTCCTTGTCATTAGCTCGTCCGCCGAGACATAGACCTCTTTCTTCCCCAGAGGCTGCCAATACGTACAACCCATGGCCCATAAGTGCGCCTTCGTATAAGTTGGCGACGGCACTCGGATCTCGGGCCACCACCGACGGACATCACACAATACAGCATCCGTCAGTTCACGTGACTCATCTCCATACTTCTCCACCAATTTCCTATAGTGCTTCGTATCGGCACCGTCCGTATAACTAATCATGATTGTCCCTTTGGATTCATCTATAGGAATCATGTAGCGCAGACCTCCTGAGAAAACCACTCGTCCCAGTCCCTTGAACCAAGGCCCCTTCTCCCCTGGTGTCCCTGTCGGTCCTAATGGGAAAATCATGTAAATCCGCAACAACGGTTCCATCTTTAAGTGCCGCAAAGGTCCCCACGACTGGAAAGGCGCGACGGCCTTCAGGGCATCACTATGAAGGGCAAGTACACAGGCCTGCCGCGCACGAAGGACAATCGTCTTTAATTCCTTATATTCAAAGACACAGTCGGTTGCCCCACCCTCCGCGGGTCGCACATCTGTGAGGGTATGTCGGCCAAGAACAACGACACGGTCGGCAGGCAAGGCGGCAATCATACGCTGGACGAGCTCGGAGAATCCCTCTGCGACTACAGAGTAGCCTTCATGTGTGCCCATTGCTGAAAGGAACGAGTTCAAAGCAACGTCCGCGCGCATAGACCGTAGCTCAGAACTATAGGCATAGTGATTGAGAATCCAGTCAACTTTCTCCTTGGGATAGAGCTTCACTAACAATTCCTGTAGTGTATGCCGACCGAGTACAGACGGCCCAAGCCGTGTGAGCGGTGCCAAGAAAATTTTAACCCCCACAGATTCAAATAGATTCTCTACGACTGCGGACTCAGGGCTGGCCTTGTAGCCAAGCTCAGACCCAATCGGCACCGCATGGAGACCGTGCTCCTTCAAGAGCGCATGAACTCGCCGATGGGACTTGTGAATCCGCCCCGCCCCCGCCTCCCAATGTACGGGGGAGGAACAGGGAATACTTTCACAGCCAGTGCGTAGGCCCTTCGGTCGCAAGTCCTTGGGTGTATAGGACATAAGCCGCCCCCCAAACGTCTTGTACTTCTCCACAACTGCGATGGTCCACCCAGGATGGCGCCGAGCCAATTCGCCCGCCGTCCACAAGCCGGCCACTCCCGCTCCCACAACAATCGCATCATAGGCGGGACATATACGACTCACAGACATATCTAATCCAAGAATACAATTCCTGCTGGCCCTATGCCCATCCCCGCGAAGCGGGGTAGTGTAAGCTCAAAGAAAACAGGTCTACTATGTGGCCCGCTTTGAGGCAAGTTTTACTTGCCGAAAACACTATAGGGATTATTATTTACTTTGCCTTTGAAATAGTTGTATTATACTTCGTAATATCAGATACATTACTATCCGAAGTCTTCACAAAATCGCCAAGTTTCTTTTCCGTGTACGAGGAGCAATTTGCCGTAATACGGCCAGGGAGTCCCTGGAGGTCGTTATTCACAGCAGTATAACTCTTGACACGAGTATTGAAATCCGCGGTCTTAGTAATTTTCTTCGGCTCCTTTGCCGAACGATAGCCAAGCAGACTCTGCAGTTTCGCCTTGAAACTCGTGGCATTTCCCTTCACTTTATCGCTGGCTTCCGCACAAGTAATGAAGTATTCAACTGTGGTCCAAAGACTAAAGACAACGGCAAGAACAAGCAGCACAAGGCCAGTTTTACGCGCCTTGCCAAGAGGACTGGTCCATAGAGCCCACAATAATACGGCGGTAATCAAATATTGAAACATTTCCTATAATGTATCAATATTTTTGGGTAGGCTAACGGCTTCAGGCTATCGGCATTTGTTATGCCTGACGGCATAAATACGTTGTCTACCGACAACGCTCAATCCACGCATTAATCGCCGGCAGGTCAATTGTTCCCTGCAGTTTATCCACAAACCGTCCATTCTTGATAAACGCAAACGACGGAATCTTCTGGAGGCCACAATACCCATGTGTATACCCATTCTCATCCACATCACATCCGTACCAAACAACATCCTGATGTGTCCGTAGCAACGCCTCCTTGTCTAGCTTCTTACATGGCCCGCACCAGCTCGCACTAAACAGGATACATACATAGGTCGGCACGGTCACCCCCTTCGGGTTCAGTATCTGCGTCTCAAACTGCTCCTGCGACTCTAGCCGCGCCATACCTTCTGGGTATTCCATCTTCTTAGTTTTCTCTACATATAAACCAGCCCTCGTTTATACTCTCTCCGCTCAGGATACAATGTCCCACCGACCCAATCCAACCAATACTCCCCATAATTCCACCGCGGATAGCGATGATGCAGCAAGTGATGATTCCCAATCAGCCACACAAATCGCTCATCATGACGCATCAGCCCACGCGCATTCAAGAATAAGAAAATCAAAAGGAAATCTCCTATAGTGTATTCATAGGCAACCCACGGGAAAAATGTCCCCATGCTCTGGAGTGGCCCTTCGGACCAATGTCCCACATATGTGTCCCACGCTGTCGGCACTATAAGCGCATGATGTATATGATGAACCGTCCTGTAGAGCCACGGCATGTGCAAGAACCGATGACTAATGTAAAACCAGATGTCATAACATAGGATACTCAAGAGAATCCTACTTGGGTGTAGCTGGAATTGGGACTCCATTGTATTCTGCGGGTTCCGTCTTCTTGGGTATATCAACGAAATACTCCTTATACTTCTTGTGAAGGAAGTATGCGCCAGTTCCCATCATCAGGACGATTAAGGCCCAATCACCGGCGCCGGCTTCATATGCACCAGCACCTGATAAGGCGGCTGTGCCTGACCCACCAACCATAGGCACACTTCCTATAGTGCTTGCCTTTGCACCAACCCCTTGTACCGCACCTTGTGCGGCCTCTTGTAACTTCTCCTGAATTTGCCCTTCCACTGCTCCCTTCATACCACTCACTAAACCCCCTGCGCCAGACGCAAGTCCTTTCGCCGCATCTAAACCTGCCGAAATTGTTTCACCCGTTTTCACAACTACCTCCGCCCCAGTCTTCACGGCTGTCGCACCCGCCTGTACAGCACCAGCCACCGCTCCAACAGCGGCCGTTGCCGGCGCCGTAATATTCTGAACCGCCATCTTCAAGAGTTCCGTAAATGGCCCAAATATTGCCCCCAGGCCCACACTACATGCCTCCGTCGGTTCAGGTACATCCTTCGGTCCGAGCACCCCTGCCGCCGCAACTCCGCGTGGCCCAATAAACATGGACGCAGGGAAAAGATGATAGGTCCCCTGCTCAAACAGAGACTTCGGAATTACAACCGCATGTAAGAAATTCATAAGCGTGTAAATAATCCCAACTGGCGCAAGTATAAAGAAGAAGATACTCGTTAAGAACTTGAAACCCGCTCCGCCAATGTCGCCGGCAACCACATATTCCAGACCAAAAGTGAATGGAACAAGCAACATGATGACATAGAGCAAGTAGCGGAACGGGGACTTACTCAGGGTTTCGCCTTCAGCGCCAGCGCCTGAGCGGAACATGCCTGCCCCAATCCCCAGCGGCCCAAACACGGGAGCACTCAGACCATATTTCTGAACCCGCTCTTGTTCCGTCGCAATTTGAATCACATCGTAAAAATACCACATACCGAGCGTAAGCACATTCACGACGGCCTTAATCAGCCCAGACAACGGACTCCGCAACCAAAAATGATCCAGGCCAAAGAAACCGAACACCACCGTCGCAAGCAGCAGCGTCCAATATGGATACCATGGACCGCCCCAATAATTTTTCTGTGTATAATCAAAAAGGTTCATAGTCCTTCCTCTACAATACGCCGCCTTCAAAAAAGAGACACTAAAATACACAACAATAATCCCTATAGTGCAGACTCAATGTTTACACTATAGGAATTGTGATTATTAGAATATATACGGATTTCTATGATTAGACAGAAAACAACACCCCACCAAACCCATCCACAATGCGCAGCACATTCTGGTTAATGGCAAAGACGGTCAAATAGGTCTCACCACGACCAACCGACGAATAATCGGCCACCGTGCTGTTCATATCCAGCTGGAGCTTTATCGTATCAATACGGCTCGCATTCAGCGACCCACTCGGCTGCATATCCTCGGGATTCAGCGCAAAACAATAGTTATTAATGTATAAATAATAAGGAATGGACGTGTGTCGCTGGAACGGCTGAATAATGGAGAAATAGTCAAACCGCCGCTTGTCAAATCGGTCCTGGCCATCCAATTGAATTACCGCATCACTATACATACTCGTACGATAGACCCGTGTACCCGCCGAACTGGTGGACGTCTCAGAATACCCCAAATTACTGAAGTTGAAATGCTCATTGCGCAGCGCCGAATAGCTGCGCTGTAGTACCCACATGAATTCCTTAATCGGATGATTGAAGTCAATATCAATACTCGCCGTCGTCGCAGTCCCTATAATGCTTTCCTTGGGGGTGTACTGGACCTGCGTAATCAAGTACTCCAGCGGTGTACTCACGAACCGCCGACGTTCTGCCACATCCAAGAACACATAATCACCCCACATGCTCATGTTCTCAATCTTGAAGCTGGACGTATTAATTGGCAGCGCATCATTACATGTCAAATCATAAAGTGTTTCTGGGAAATAAATCAACTCTTTCAATGGCCGTAGCTGAATGTTGATACGTACAGGATGATATTGAAGCGCCAACAGAGGTAAATAAGACCCGGGACTCTTATTGAACCAAAACTGAAGAGGAATCTGGAGTCGCAATGGACCGGCCAACCCTTCCGCAGGATAATCACCGAGTTCTCCTATCATGTAGTTATAGGCCTCGTATTTGGTATCCTGCGTTGTGAGTTTGTAATTGATTTGCATAAATTCCCCGTTTTGTTTATCAATTTCTTGTTCACCGATTTGAATACTAATTTCCTTAATAAGTGCATGACCGACACTATTACAATATTGTGCGGCGGCGCCGTTGGTAAAAGTGAGCGCCGGCAAGTTGATTTCCAGGAAGATGGGGCCGAGCAAATCGCCGGCACGGGGTACAAGACATGAAATACGTTGGCCAAAATCGGGTGAGCCGTCAAAATACATACGCTTACTTTCCACGGCGAAGTTGGTGTAGCGACGGTAGACCTGTTTGAACCAGGACACCTGTGGATTGCCCGTTAAATATACATCTTGTTTTCCAGTCGCTACTAGCTGTAGCAAACCACCATTCTTTGTCATGGTGTTCTCTTCTTTCCCCCAACAAATTTGCGGCGATTTCCTACGCACATTTTGAATATCTTTCTATAGTATCCACAACTCTAATAGAATGAGTCTACAGCCCGGTAGTTCATATGTAAACTACCTTGCCGTTAAAAAACTCCTCCCATTGGATGACTATGCAAACCCATATCCATCTACAACCATTTTTGCCGTGGACTCATCTGGCACCCTGGCCGGCTACAGCCCTGATGCCTGGTTTTCTACGATTGGTATACCGAATCCGTCCACATTGCAGGGCGAAATTGTGAGCACTATAGGGATTATTAACTCCGCTCTGGGTTCCACGACCTACGGGTTAGTCAGCACAATGGGTATCGTGAACAAGGACGTCCTTACATCTTCGCTTACAAGTACCGTCGCCGGCCTCGCGGTCACAACCGGTGTCAGCCAGGCACAGCTTGACTCCGTCATTAAAAATCTCGGTACAACCGGCTACGTGTCCAGTACCCAGCTCGCCAGTACCGTCGCCGGCCTCGGAACCGCGGGCTACCTCAGTACTGGTGCCGATGGTCTCCTTCGTGTACGTGCGCTCAGCACCGGCTCCGTGTCTTTAAGTACCCTCACCCTCGTGGACACTGCGGATCCTGCGCAGGCGAAACTCCTCTATAACAAGAACGGCGGTCTCTTCTTTGGCGCCTCCCAACTCGGTGGAAACATTACGGACCTTTCCCTTAATACACTGGATGTATCCAATGCAACGGTCTATCAAAATCTTACTGTCGGTGGTTCTGTGTATGTCCCTTATGGACTAATACTTGCACCCAATGTCTATAGTGATACCATTAGCACCGCCGTAGTAAATGCACAAAAGGAAGCCATTCCGCGATCATGGGCAATAAGTGGATTTAAAGGTGATAGCCAATCATATATTTCGTTCTCCAATGATAATGGAGATTCATGGACTAATACTGCATCCATTTTTAATGATACAAATAATGTTATCTATATTAATGGTATATGGTTTGCTCTTGGCACACAAAGCTCTGTTGGTGTTGGCGGTAGAGGTATTCTCTATAGTGCAGATAATGGTGCATCATGGAATGATGTAATAGGGCCAAATGGCGTAAATTCATTTAATAATGCAAACTTATATAGTATCGCCTATAACGGGTCATCATATCTTCTTGTTGGGCAAAAATCAGGCGTTGGCATAATATGGACTAGTGTCGATGGTATAAACTGGTCATATTTAACAAGCCCACCAGGTTTTGTTTTAATCTCGGATGTTTACTATAATGGAATATATTGGGTAATTTGTGGTAATACCAGTGGTTCTAGTCCAGTACAATACAGTACTGATGGTATCAATTGGTCTCAATCATCTGGTTTTACTGGAAATGAAAATCTTCGTAGTATAATTTATAATGGACATACAATGCTTATTCGTTCTTACGATCAAAATGATTACTTATATTATAGTACAGATAAAGGACAATCTTGGTCGGCTATTGACTTTGGTAATGTAGTAGTATCATCAATATCATGGAATGGTACTATATTTATTGTAGGATTAAGTAATTATCAAGTATATACAAGCCGTGATGGAATTAACTGGACATATTTATTTACACATACACAAACAATTAAAACTATTTTCTGGAATGGACGTGTTTTACAGGCTATGGGCGATACCACATACCTTGAATCCGTGGATGGTTATACTTGGACACCAAAAGACCCTCCAACAGGATATATTTTTATAAATTCAAACTTCTATAGTGTAGACGTCCGTGATGATCTCATAACCACAAACGCCCGCTACTACGGTGTTGACATCCCTCATTACTACGACTCCACCAACCAAATCTATGCCGGCCCTGACCGGCTCGTCCTTAACGATACTCTCACTATAAAAGATGGACTCGTCGGTGTCATGAAAGGCGACCCTGGCGTCCACCTGGACATAGAAGGCGCGGCACGTGCAAGTACCCTCATGACCAGCACCCTTCAACTCGCTGACCCCCTCGGCCAAACGGTCGTCACTGGCCGCAGCGGAATGATGTATATTAATGACATCCCTATAGTGCAATCTACAGTGGCAGGCTTAGGACAGACCTATGTATCCATTCCATCCCTTACCTCAACTGTTGCAGGCTTAGGAAAGACCTACGTCTCTATTCCTTCCCTTACCTCAACCGTCGCAGGCTTAGGACAGACCTACGTCTCTATTCCTTCCCTTACCTCAACTGTTGCAGGCTTAGGAACTGCGGGCTATGTTTCAACCGAGAGTTTAATATATACAATTAATAATCTTGGTTCTTTTCCAGGATATGTTTCTAGCCAGTCCCTCACCTCCACCGTTGGTTCACTCTTGACAAATCTAACTGTCAGTTCCTTTAGTGCATCCACTATAGGGTATGCGAAGCTCTTTACGAGTACTGTTTATGTTGGAAATGACAATGCCAGCACAAATCTAATTCGTTTCTATGGTACTTCAGCAGATGGTGGTTCTGGAAGTGATATTGGGCGTTATGGCCATACTGTCATTAGTGAACGTATATATAGTACGACACAATCAGAGCTTTTATTATTCAAAGGGAATGATGGAGCATATCCTTCAGATGTAGACCGGATTCGCCATTTAGCAGGTACGCATCAATTTGATATTATTTCAAGAAGTGATACTACAACAATATGGTATGATGGTTCTGGAAATCCACCCCAACCAGATATAAGTGCCGCACTCTTTATTGGTACGAATGGATTTGTTGGTATTGGAACAAATACTCCTCAGCGGGCACTCCATGTTCGTCCTCCTGCCGACAACGGCGTGGTTCGTTTGGACCGTGTTATAGGCTCAGGTCCAGCATATCATCTACACTATTTTGATTCTGCTGATTTGACCACACCATGGAAAGGATATTCAATGAGTGTGGAAGCATCAGGCGCAAATAATGGAAAATTTAATATTGGCGATTTACAACAAAATGTGGCCGGTTTTGCCGCATTACCACGCTTGACGATTGATACAAGCGGGTCTGTGGGCATTGGAATGACAAACCCACAAGCAATGCTTGATATAAGCGGACCAATTAATTCCGGTTATACTGGTATCAATACACAGGGCACAATTACACTTGCAAATAACGACCCATACCATAAATTACGCTTTGTCACTACAAATGGCGCGTCGTATATTCAATCAGATGTAAGTGGTATCGTTCAAGCAGGCGAATCAAAGGGAACAGGTATAGGAAATAATCTCTACTTTTCACGATGGAACGGCTCTGGCATTACAATGACGGTGGATACAAGTGGGCGCCAAGTTGGGATTGGTACCACCACACCCTCCTATAGTTTAGACGTTTCTGGGTCTTTCTATGCTTCCACAATTAACTACGCAAAGCTCTATACAAGTACTGTCTATGTGGGGAATGATAATGCCAGTACAAATATGATTCGGTTTTACGGTGTTGCCGGCGATGGCACGGAAAATCCCGCTTTCAAATATTCTCATACTGTGATTGCAGAACGTGTCTATGATGAACCGACAAAGTCTGAATTGCTTCTCTTTAAAGGAAATGACGGTATTGCATCATCTTCTGGCCCAGACCGCATTCGCCATTTGGCCGGTGCACATCAGTTTGACGTTATAACAAGCGGTGGTTCAGGAAAGATTTGGTATGACGGGTCTGGAAATCCGCCACCTGCCGACATTAGCGGCCTCCTATACATGGACGGCTCAGGGAATGGTCGTGTCGGCATTAATACTACCACGCCTGGTGCTACATTGGATGTGTCTGGTTATATAAAAGGAAAATTTGTAGGATTTCATACAAGATATACTGGTTCAGGAATTGATATAGGTGCAAATACAAAAATTACTCAGTGGAATGATATTCTCCATAATGTTGGAAATGGTTGGAATGGGTCTACCGGTTATTTTACTGCTCCAGTAAGTGGTTATTATACATTTTCAGTCGTTTTATATGGGAATGGTGATTCTAATCCAAAATCATTTACAATAAGAAAAGGTGCAACCAATGCTGGAGATGGTACAGAATATACAGGTTCATATCAAAAACCTGCAGGTACAAATGTGAATTGGTCGTACATATCAGCAACCGCTCTAATACAATTAAATGCAACTGAAACTGTATCCGTTTGGTCTGGAATTGGTGGTGTTGGTATAGATAGTATCCCTGTATGCTCTTTTTGCGGTCATTTAATAATGCCTTCATAATTTGGGTTTATAATAAATGATTAAATAAATTATAGAAATATTAAAATAATATTCCTATAATGCTTATCCCAACACCCCACTTTACAACCCCAACTTCTCACTCCCCCACTTATACGAATCCTGAATGACTTCCTCCTCTACAACAGTATTGTACATACGGAAATCTGCCATGTAGCCCTTAAACAGTTCACTCTTATTCGCATACCGATTCGTGGCGTCTAACCAATTGGTACGACCAATGTAGTTCCGAGTCAGCTCATTCTTCTGCGGCAACCAGGCTGCCGGCTGGACGTGCATTAGCACCCCATTACGGTAAAACGCCAGGTCCGGTCTATAGGGATCATCATCCAGGGCCGCCACGGCCACATGTGTCCACACGCCCTTCAGGAAGAACCCAGGAATCACCACTCGCATCTTTCGGTCATCACGTTCCCATACCTCATACACAAGTGAAGCCGATTGCGCGTCCTCCTCTTCCTTTTTGCTCAGCTTTAACACCCGCACCGGATCCGGCTCCACAGGGTCCACTGTGAAATTCATACAAGTTGTCAAATCCTTCTCCAAAAGCACCTGCGGAGTCACTTCTTCCACATACTCCGCTGCGGCCGAGCCTGACCCTGCGCCAGGATCAGGCAACACATCGGTCATGGACGTCCCACACAGAGCTTGATATTTCCCCTTAATCTCGGTCTTCATGTCCCCACGCCCCAGGATCCCCAACCATACATTGTTAATCCCCGCGCCATCCCCAAAGTCAAACACATGGGCATTGTTCGTAAACTCCTCAAACTTCACCCAGGCCATCGTACATCGGATGTTCTGCGGCAGGACCACATTCCCAAACTCCAGCTGCGCATTGTCCCCAATACGTAAGAAGCCATACCCATTGAAATACACACCCTGTTTCACAACCGCCTTCACGGCCTCAACATCCTCCTCCACACCTATAGTGCCTCCCTTGGAAACCCGCAAGTTCCCCGCATAATCCACAAGGTCGTCAAACATACGGAGCCACGACACACATCCATGATACATCTTCAGCAACCGCTCAACCGACGCCGGCGGTTCATTATCTGGTACCAGCGGCCCCCCACGGAATCCCTTCACCTCCCCAACATTACACTGTGCCCTGAAAGACCCATCCGCCTCCTTCAGGATTCGGCAATAAGATGAGAGCCCCTTCCCTTGTATGTCGCGCATATAGTCATCACGGCCGAGCTGGAAACCCTCCGCAACGGAGGGCGTGCGATACGACACTGAGCTCAGCCCCTCCGTCCCAGCCAAGGCACACGCAAAGAACTTCCCCTTATCATCCGATTTACTGCCGCTCAAAGATCCAACAGGTGCTACCATACGACAGAAATCAGCATCCGCCCCCAAGCCCTGGACATCCACATAGCCCTGATAGTATCGCGGGTCAGCCACATAACCATTCTCTTCCTGCTCCGGGCCAACATCCCCACGACGTGCGAAGTACTTCGCAAAGAAATTACTTTTCCCTACGCTTACAAGGCCACCAGCACCAGCACCAGCACCAGCGCCAGAGCCAGAGCCAGAGCCAGAGCCCGTGAACCCTTCACTAAAACCGAGAACCCAGCGACGCAGATCGGTCCACATTAAATATACAATCACAATAACCAGAATCCCTATAGTGCTTATATAGAGATATTCCCGTGTGTCCATTTACACAACCCTATTAGACTCCCCCAGAATAAATCCCTATAGAATTGCGGAAACGCAAGTGCACTATAGGAATGCGCAACGCGCATGACGCTTGTGCGAGGATAAGGTCCGAGCGCAACAGGAATGGCGTGAGTCTATGACGCCCATTTTCTACATCCCTCCATGTAGAGCTATGGCATCAGAGAGTAGCAGCGCCCTACACGGAGGAAAATTACTAGCGGAAGGCTCATATGGTTGTGTATTTGACCCACCGTTGGCATGTATCTCAGGCATTGAAAAGAAGTTCAAAGGACACCAGCTTGGGAAACTCACCGCTCGCTCTGAGGCGGAAAAGGAAATGTACATTTCCAATGTCCTCAAAACAATTCCGCATATAGAAAAATATTTTGCTGTTATTACTGCCGAATGTAATGTGAAGCCCCGAGGAAAACAACAAGAAAAGGATTTTGACAACTGCGAAATACTACAAACAAAGCCATATAGCAAGTTTGTTCAGGTTATTACACCCTATGCCGGTCAGGCGATTCATTTCTTTAATAAGCAAATCCGTGCGGGTGCAATTGATTTCTATAAGTTCGGCACTCATCTTCTTGAGGGCGTGAGTCTTCTTTTACTTCGTGGGCTCGTGCATTATGACCTTCATAAGGCAAATATACTGGTGGATAATCCGAACGAACCGAAGATTATTGATTTTGGATTTAGTTGGCGTGTATCCTTCTTGCCGACAATTGCGGAGGATTTGCTATACTATATGTTTGAACCAGAGCATTCTCAATATGCACCAGAACTCCATATACCTGGCCGTTTCAAATCCACGGATAACATCAATGTCAATGTGTTGCGTACTATTCTTAGCAAAAAGAACGTGTCACGTAAACTGGAACTGACACTCGGTGTTCCATTTGAAAAATCCGTCGCAGAATATAAGGATTTTATATATAATAGTCGCACTATACAGGGCCAGGATTGGCTCAAATTTTATCAGACATATTGGCCGAAGTTTGACGCATGGTCCGTTGGTCGTGTCCTCTTGGACATATACCAGATAATCAGTAGCGTCCGTGGCTACAAGCCGACCGAAAAGGATGCCGTCTACTCGCAAGTAATCCGTGGCCTCTGTACACCGAGCCCCAAGAAACGCCTCACCGCCGCGGAGGCACTCAAACTCTGGAACCCAGATAGCCCAGTCCTCCGCCAACTCAAAGGATGGACTGCTTAACCCAACATAATCATTAATACTATCCTATTTTACTCGCCTCTGGCTCGTAAAAGCGTCATGCGCAATGCGCATTCCTATAGTGTAAACCCTTGGAAAACACTATAGAAAATCTTCTCACTTACCGCCGTTTCCCTGCTAATTGTATAAAATGTGCTGCTGCCCCGCGTGGAATCGCAAGGAAGCAACAGAAGTGCCGATAATCCAGGCCAGTGTCTGAAGGGTCCTCCTTTGGATAATAACGGCTACAACGCTCTGGATTGTAAATCCGTACACCGGCCGCATCCAGATTCGTCACCGGCCGACCTCCTGGCTTATGTGACCACCAGCCATTGGAGTCCTGGCGATAATAATGGAGGTCATTCTTATCATCCACTACAATCGCAATTTTGCTCATCATCGGTGGGCACGCATCCGCGAAACCGACTTCTACGCCTTTAAGTGACGCCTTGGTACGTGCGACGACATCGCTACATGTCATGTAGTTGGACTGGCGTTTGACTTTCTCACCAAACCGAGGATGTCCCTTGTCCTTTCCTGGTACATGGAAACCGACATTACATCCTGATGTGCTGCGACATTCCTCCACCTTCTTCCAATCTATGTAGTTTGTCGCATACGCGAAACAATTGTGGGAATACTGAATCGCTTTGTCCGTGTTCCAGAACTCTGGCTCATAGGGCGGCTCGTAGCCACTCAGGGGCGACACTATAGGACATCCTTCTCGTGTATGTGTGACACATAGTGGAGCACCGGCCGCGGCGGCACGCGGGCATCCAGGACATTGACATGGTCGCTGGCTTGGTCGCTGACTTGACCGTGTGCCTTGTCTCTTTTTCGCCCCCACCCTCTCCACAGTCTTTTTAGGACGGGCCCGCACCCGTGTTATTCTTCGGCGAGTCTGAGCCATCTACATGAGTCCCCTCTTTTTTCTCAAGGATGGGACTTAAAGCATTCGCCGGCGTGGGGATGTACATACCCGTAATGTCTAACTTCTCACCTTCACGTTCACTCCCCATAATCACCGACCCACCATCATCTCCTATAGTGCCACCCCCCTCGGTCCGTTTTCGGGTACCATGTTGTTGTTGATGTAGATCCGATAATTTATAATATTCCTCTTCCACTTGCTTCATCATAATCCGCTCCAGTGAATGGAAAAAATAGATGTACTGATTCTGATGTGATGCCACCGCATACCCGTGCATCCCATTACTATAGCGACCACTCAGAGCCAAGTATTGCCACGCCTCACTATGGAGGATTTCCAGAATGCTGTGAAGGAAATAATACTTCTTGTCCAGCTTGTATTGACTAATCACCGCATTACATACACCCACAAGAAGACTCACAAACCACGTAATCCAGTAAATCGCGTCCGAGTTTACAATTGTATTATACTGAATGCTCAATAGTGCCGGTACAAAGAGCGAACCCGTCGTGACCGTCCCTCGTGTCCAATGAAAGGCACGACTATAGAACCGCGCTCGGTCCGTGAGCACACGCTCCGCCGTCTTATAACGCACTATAAGGGTGTCGCGTTGAACTGGTGAGAGCCCCTGGAGATTGCGAATCAGTTGTATTACCTTGTCATCGGTCTTTGCGCGCTCATTAAATGGTACATAGGGTTCGGAACTGATGTCAACATAGACATACTCTATAGTGTTTCCTCCAGGGGGTTGACTTTGCGCAGGCCGTACCTGAATATGGCGATGTGTATGATGTCCTAGACTGGACATACGCCGTTCAACATTGGACATCGTCCGCAATGAAACTACTAAAAGGGTTTGACAATTATTCTATGTAGGTATGAACTCGGTAGTTGAGCACTAACTCAAACATGGACATTTCCTATAGTGTTGCCTCCCAAACTTTGCCTGAGGATTTCGCAGAAGGGATGTCTAAAGCTTACCCCAAGGGTCGCCTGTGCCAGGCTTACCGCCAGGACCACAGGCGCTGTTGTAAAGAAGCCGTCCTAGGCGCTGACCTATGTAAAACCCATACAAATTACTATAGGGATTGGTTCAAGAATCGCCCGCCTTATCGCGGCTTCATGCGTCGCAAAGATAACCGTCTCTACCAATCCTACAAGGCCCAGTTAGAGACCGGCCGTATCCAAATCACAGCCAAAGAATTGAATACCCTTGGCGACATGGATTACTACATTGACTATTATCTCCTATTGTGTACTTATTGTCCAGACATAGACCCTCTCTGGAACCAACATCTGTTTCGTACAACCATTCGCTTTGATTTCTTGGACTGGATCCGCTTCCCAACCTACGAAAAGAAGTTCAAAGAAACACTCTGTCTGATTGCTACAAGACCAGATACGCTCTTTACCGCCCTCGGCATCGTCTTTGAAATGATGATGGAACTCTACGTGGATTACATTGTACATAATGACCAGGACATTCAATCACGCATTGAAATCATTCTTGAAAAAATCTTCGAACATCCCCTCCTCCCCATTCTCTATAAATCATCCTATTGGACAACCATTTTTGAAACACTGGAGAAAATCATTGAAGAGGACCGCGCTGGAACATATTATACACCTGAGGAAATCGGCTGGAAAGAAGAGATTCTCACCCTTTCCATTCTCCCCGCCTACAAGACATGGCATCAAACCCAGACCGCGCTCATCAAATCCAATCTACATACCTATGTTGAAGACCTCATGGCCGCGGCATGGCACCCCAAACGTGTTGAACGCTGGATTGAACATTTTGGCATTGGCGATGTCTTTGAACGGATGTAGGACCCGCGCACTGGTTCACCCTTCCAGTTCCACACCCGCCGAAAAAATTGACGCGTCCGCCCCTCCCCATCCGACCACAGCCACCCATCACCACCCCCGCAGCCGCACCTACACAATAGGAATTGATACACGACCAACTCCTATAGTGCTTTCCATTTGTCCCTGCCTTTCGTATACCCTTTAACAAGAATGTCCTCCACTCACCACACCTACTTCCGCTTCGCCATTAGCGAAGACGTCCTCTCGCTCCGCGACTTGGCGTCGTGCCTGGGCATCGGCAAGAATGACATCCATAGCATGCGCCTGACCGACATTGGCGAGGACGGCTGGAACACGTACGAGTTTGACTTGAACTGCGAGTTGAAGGCGGAGAAGGTGAATGAGGAATTTGGTGAGACTTTCCTTTTGAAGAACGTGTATTTGAATGGCACTCCGCTGGAGGACTACGAGTACGATGACACCAAAAGTACCGCGGATACAGTGGACTCGGATATTCTCACGGATACGGACTCTGAGGACGAGGATGAGGAGGAGGATACAGATGAAGAGGACGAGGAAGAGGGAGAGGATACTGATGAAGAGGAGGAAGAAGAATCTGAACATGACACTTCCTATAGCAGTTCAGATTCAGACGATTCTGAAGAGTCTACGGATTCAGACGACTCTAACGATTCTGGTACTACCCCCAAGTCCAAAGAAACAATTGACAAGACTCCTGAAGAGATCTATGCCTCCATCAAAAAGAAGTTCCCTTTCCTTTCCGAAGAATCCGCCGCTGGAGCATACAAGACCCTCACGGAAGTCCTTGACCCTCTCATCAAGGCTGAGCAGATCGTGATCGGCAATACGACTACCGGTGAATCCAATGTCTGTACCGGCTACTTCCTCACTAAAGACGGTGAAATCTTCCTCTACACATACTAAACAATGAATCAAATAACAATCCCTACAGTGTAATCCCAACAGATTTTTCTCTGCACCAGCCCCTGCACCAGCATTGCGTCTATCTCCTAGGCCTAAACATCCGCTCTTCACTATAGAAAAAGGAAGATGGATTCTCCAATTATTCTTTATACACAAGAAGACTGTGTCGGCTCAGGAGAGCAGTTCGCCTCCTACTACTACAAGATCGTCGGCGCATTTCATAATGCAGAGGTAGGCGGTTCTCGTGTCGTTGCCCCAGTGCTCCCTTTTGCCCCACGCAATAACCGTGTCCTGGAGACCGATCCCACACAGTCCGTCGCAGCGCACATTCAGGCACGCTACATGGTAGACTGTCGCATTTTTCTTGACCTGAGCGCGGCGTTTGTCTGCGATTTTGACGAGTATCTGGCAGAATCTAAGGGCAGAGTTAACTCCGAGTTTTTTGATGACGGCACCCAGGTCTTCTTCAACCCTGTTCATCGCGTCTTCCAGGACGCCGCCACAGAACAGACCATCACATTCACTATAGATAAGTCCTCCAAGTTTCACGTCAAGCCGATGCATGAACGATGGGATTATGGAAAGAAGATTGGTCATATTTTCAATGCCACCGTCAAGTATCCATTCAAGATGGAAGTCCCCAACTACCTCCCCTCAGAGGAATACATGAAGTTCTACGGCCAGTCCAAGAACTTCCTTGCCGTCCATTGGAAGCGCGGCGATAATCTGGCGGCGGAACATGGGGCCACGGCAGACGACCATTCAGTCCGTACGGACCCTGAACGTGTTGGCGACAGTATTAACTACCTCTTGTCCGTCAATCGCAAGGCACATGAACAGGATCCCACAGTCCCCCTTTGCACAGGCATCTTTATTGCCACGGACACGACGGTGAAAAAGGACCGCGACCGCGTCATCCAGATTATTCGCAAGGAACAAAAGAAGATTCCGATTTTCATGACACCGGATCTGTCGGCCGTGGAACCAGAGAAGCGCTGGGCCTGGGACGGCGCCGACCTCTGGCTCGGTTCCCAGGCATCGGCCCTCTTCCTCTCACCTTATGTCCTTGAGGATTGTAGCTGCTTCGGTCGGCTCATGGTTGCCAATGCCCGCCGGCGTATTGCGAAACTGTCTGTTACCTTCATGTAACCCCCTGCTTGCTATGCAGTTAATTTATAAGATAATATTCTAGAATCAATTAAACCAATTCCCTATAGTGAAAATTAAAGGTCATTTTGTTTTTAACAGGAAGTTAGGTAATATATTTTTTGATACATATATGTTATAGAAATTATGATCTTAAAAAACCCGTTGATAAGCAATCAATCATTTTTGATAGAAAATTAATTGTATTCTTGTGTTTTATAATACTCAAAATGAATCAATATTTATATTATATATTTTATATATATAATATATTTTAATTTAAGGAGTATTAATAAATTTAAAACCTTTATTTTTATAATAATTAAACATTTGCATAAAATTTGGATTACATGATACTGAAATACCTACAGATTCATTTCCATACTTATATGCTAATCGTGGATCGCTTCCATACATTTCTAAGTCATTTGCAGGATGTGGTGGTACATATGTATTAATTCCAATTTTTTGAAATGCATATGATAATCCCATGTCTTCGCCAGTTATGAATAAAAAATTATAATCTGGGACAATTTTAAATAGTTCAGGAAGCCATGAACGACGAAAAAACCATGCATGCCCTACAAGATCAACTTGTTTGATATTATCAGATGGACCGTCCCATCCGATTCTTGGACCAAAATCAAAATAATGATTTGGATTTTTATTATATAATAATCCAATTGTTCCTAGAAGACCATTCACTTTATTCATTGTATTTATACAATTCTCAAACCATTTTTTTCCTGGAATAGTATCATCATCAAATACACAAATATATTCTGTATTTGCAATTAAACCTGCTGTAAATCTTGCCCATACTCCCATATTTTTATTTGAATCAAAAATAATTAATGATTTATCATTTTTAATATCTTCAGGAATATCATACCCTTCGGCATAATTACGCCATATAATAATTTGTTTTGGAGGTATAGTTTGATTTCTTAATGAATCAATTTGTTCTTTTAATACATGTGGTCTTTTATATAGATTTAAAATTGCAGTAATATCAAAATTATTCATATTTGAATATTAATTTTAATTGTTTAAACCTTTTTATTTTATATGTTTGCTAGTTTAAACTATTAGATGACCATTATTAAAACTACAAATAATTTTGTTATGATAATTTGATGTTAAATATCCTCTATTTGTTGAACCTGTCATAAATATATCAATTGACGATCCAACATCAATAAATTGATTCTTTGGGTATTTTTTGTATAATATAGGTATTATATATTTTGAAATAGGACCTGCTGAAAAAAGGAATGTATTTAAATCTTTATTATCGGTAATATTATTCACCCAATCTATAATATTACTTATAAATATTTCTTTTTGTGAATCCCAATTATTAACAAGATATTTATCAATTGTAAAAATATTTTTAATATTTAATCCATTATTTATAATTGTTCCTGGTCCAATATAATTTATGGGTAAATTTGTAGT